GTCCCTTGGGTAGTGCGGTCTCCGGCCTGTTGAATGGTGGTAGCATAGGTGATGTGGCCTCCGGCCTGTTGAGTGGCAGTGGTAGTTTGGGTAGTGCGGTCTCCGGCCTGTTGAATGGTGGTAGCATAGGTGATGTGGCCTCCGGCCTGTTGAGTGGCAGTGGGTTGAGTTCAGTGACCAGTCTGTTGAGCGGTGGTGGTGTAGGTAGTTTGTTGGGCAGTTTTGGCGGTCTCAGCAGTCTAGGAGCCCTGGGCAGTCTTGGGAGCTTGGGCGGACTATTTGGTGGCGGTGGTGACAGTCTGGTATCTAGTACACAAGTGGCAGCCGGCTATAGCAATACTGTGGATAGAGGAACTCTTGATGTGGCATTGACCAAAATCATTGGCAGCACCAAGGTGCCAAATCCGCTGTTTGATTTTCCATCAATCAACAGTATCAGTCTCAATGCCAGTGCCGATATAACAGCCGCTTCTAACATATTGCAAAATCTCAAGAGTCAGGGCGGAGCACTGCTGAGTCAACTACAACAAACAGCTACCAACGCTGTGAGCAGTACTGTGCAAGATATAACCAAACAAGCCGGCGGCGTAATATCAGACTCTCTGAACAATCTAATAGGTTAAATACAGCATGGCCACATTTATTGGATTCAACACCATCAATCAAAACAAGTATTTTACCTTGACCGATTTTGAATTGATCAAACGAGACTTGTTGAATGCTTTCAGTATCCGCCAAGGAGAACTGGTAGGCGTGCCCGGGTATGGCACCACGTTATGGAACTTTGTGTTTGAGAATCAAACTCAAGATACCATACAAGCTGTGTACAACGAAGTGCAACGTGTGGCCAGCGGCGATCCCAGGATCCATATCAGTTCAATTGAAGTATTCCCTCAACAGAACGGACTACTGATACAACTGCAATTGACTGTGGTACCCAGCACCGATGCCCAACGTTTGTCTATCTTTTTTGATCAGACGCAGAACATGGCCAGCTACTTATAATATACGTAGTTTTTAAAGTCCATAAATACTCAACACTGGAATACATATGGCCACAACTACAAGACAAACTGCGATATTCGGAGTTCAAGACTGGAAACAGATCTATCAGACCTATCAGGAAGCCAATTTCCAAAGCTATGATTTTGAAACCCTGCGCAAGACCTTTGTGGATTACTTGCGCTTGTATTATCCAGAAACCTTCAACGACTATATTGAAAGTTCGGAATTTATAGCCCTGTTGGATGTGATGGCGTTTATGGGTCAGAGCTTGGCCTTCAGGACCGATCTCAACAACAGAGAAAATTATCTAGGCACAGCCGAGCGTAGAGACAGTGTGATCAAGCTGTCGAACTTGGTCAGCTATGTACCTCTCAGAAACACCGAAGCTTCGGGCTATCTCAAGGTATTCAGCATCAGCACCACAGAAAATCTAGTTGACTACAACGGCGTCAATCTCAGCAACATCACGGTCAACTGGGCCGATCCAACCAATCTAGATTGGCAAGAACAGTTTACGACCATACTGAATGCCAGTCTGCTCAACACACAACGTTTTGGACGTCCTGCTGCCAGTCAGACCATACTGGGCGTGAACACCCAAGAATATACCATCAATCTGGTTCCGGGCTATCTACCGGTAGTGCCTTACACTGCTGTGGTGGATGGCATCAGCATGCCGTTTGAAGCTGTCAATGCCACCAGTGCTGGTCAGGACTATGTGTACGAACCGCCTCCTCTTCCAGACGGTCGATTCAACATCCTGTTCCGCAACGATCAGCTGGGATTTGCCAGTGCCAACACCGGGTTCTTTTTCTTCTTCAAGCAAGGCACGTTGCAAAATCAAGATTTCAATCTGGTTGAACGCATAACCAACCGTGCCGTAGACATCAACATAGATGGTATCAACAACACTGACGTATGGTTGTATCAGTTGGACAATTTGGGCAACGTGCAAAATTTTTGGTTTCCTGTGCAGAGCGTGTATGCGGCCGCAGCACAGCAGACCTCAGCTGGAACCCAACAGATCTACAGCATAGCCAGTAGAAATAACGATCAAATCACGCTGAATTTTGGCGACGGCATTTTCAGCACCATACCGGTGGGCACATTCAGTACCTATGTGCGGGCCAGCAACGGATTGACCTATATCATCAATCCGCAGGAAATGCAGAACATCCAGATTCCTATCAGCTATGTGAGTCGCACTGGACAGATTGAAACACTCACATTCAACTGCGGTATCACTCAGCCGGTAACCAACGCCCAGGCCCGTGAAACCATCAACGATATCAAGCAACGTGCTCCGGCCCAGTACTATACACAAAACAGAATGGTCAATGGCGAGGATTATACCAATTTTCCTTACACACAGTACAACAGTATCTTGAAAAGCGCAGCTGTGAACCGAGCCAGCATAGGAACCAGCCGATATCTGGACCTAGTGGATGGTACTGGCAAGTACTCGAGCACCAACATATTTGCCAGTGATGGCGCCATGTATGAAACCAATCTAACTCCAGCATTCTTGTTCAGTTGGCTCAGCATCAACGATATCAGCAGCGTGGTCTACAACCAGATCAATCCGCTGTTGACCCAGGCCGGCCTACAACAATTTTATTATGCCAATTTTCCTAGACCCAACCTGTTGAACCTCAACTACAGTTGGCAACAAAGTACGGCCATGACCAACGAAGTCACTGGCTATTTTAAAAACAGTAGTGGCGATGCTGTGCCTGTGGGGTCAGCGGCCAGCAACAATGCCCGGTACATCACAGTTGGCAGCCTAATCAAGTTTGTTCCGCCGTCCGGTTATTATTTTGATGCCGACAACAATCTACGACCTGGGTCGGCCACATCACCCACTGAGAAAACTGAGATCTGGGCCAGCCCTACCGCAGTTTATCTGTCAGGCACCGGTCAAGGCCTAGGCAACTTGCCCACCGGAGTAGGTCCAGTGGTGCTCAATACATTTGTACCTACAGGTGCTGTCGCCAGTTTGGTCATCCCTACACTGGTTACAGATTTGCCAATCTCGGTCAAACAAAGCGTGGTCAATCAGATCTATCTCAATCAGAATTTTGGCCTGGGCTACAACAATCTCACAGCCACTTGGTATGTGATCACCAGCTCAAATCTGGCAACCAATGCCACGTTTGATCTTGCTAACGCACAAAACACATCCGGAACCAATGCAGATGCCAGCTGGTTGATACAATGCACCACCAACGGCAACAACTACACAGTGATATCAAGATCTCTAGAATACTTTTTTGGCAGCGTGGCCCAGACTAGATTTTTCTTTTACACAGCAGATCCAATCTACGACAGTCGTACCGGCACAGTGATACGGGATTATATCAATGTGCTCAAAATCAACACTCAGCCCGATACCAACTACCCCCTGCCCAACGACAGCATAGTCAATATCATAGCTCAGCCAGTTTTGACCGATGGTCTAGTCGACGACTTCCAGGTAGAAATTTCATTTGCCAGCCAACCCGGAAGCTCGGTACCAATCAATCCTGACTTTTTTGATGAGCTGGTCGCACCCGCAACCAACTCCAATCAAAAATTGGTCTTCTTCCAGCAAACAGTGGATTTTGACAATTTACAACGCTATATCCTGGTTGATCCTGGCACAGTCAACACCAGTTATCCCAACCAGGCCAGCATCTTGTTGGCGTTGAGTCAATATACTGTGGGCCAGACTTTTTATGCCTACAATCAGTATCCCGGCAACACCATTACCAACCAGGTATTTTACACTATCACTCGAGATAGCACAGGCAACAACATGCTCACAGTTGATAACACGTATGCAGCACGAGTGGGTCGACAAGGATTCTATTTCCAGTACAGACACAACAGTCCCCTGTCTAGTCGTATTGACCCGGGCAGTACCAACATCATCGATCTGTATCTGGTGACCAATGCTTACTACACAGCCTATCAAAACTGGATCCAGGATGTGACTGGCACAGTGAGCGAGCCTAGTCCGCCCACTATTGATGAACTGAGTACTGACTATCAAGGACTAGACACCTACAAGATGATCAGCGACAATGTCATTTTGAACTCGGTTGATTTCCAACCCTTGTTTGGACAGAAAGCCGATGTTGCACTCAGAGCCACCATCAAGGTCATACAAAATCCTTTGAGCACAACCAGTATCACTGAAATTAAAAACAGTGTGGTAGCCACCATGGCCGCCTATTTTGATCTGGCCAACTGGAATTTTGGAGACACGTTTTATTTCAGCGAACTGTCGGCTTACATACATCAACAGATTGGTGGCATAGTGAGCAGCGTGGTCCTGGTTCCGTTGGATCCACAAAAGAGCTTTGGTGATCTTTACGAAATCAGATCGGCACCCAACCAGATATTTGTGAACGGGGCCACAGTCAATGACATAGAAGTCATAACAGCCCTGACCAGCACCAATCTGCAGACTGCTCCTGGCAGCGGGGTGATTTGATGACCATACCCAGCGCACAATTTAGTACCGCAGACCTTTTACCTGAAGTATTCCAGACTCCGATCAACCGGCAGTTCTTGGCTGCCACGCTGGATCAGCTGACTCAAGAACCAGCATTTGCCAAACGACAAGGATTTATAGGACAACGTATCGGTCCTGGAGTCAATGCCAACGACCAATACGTGATTGAACCAACTGCGACTCGCAATCAGTATCAACTGGAACCCGGTGTAGTGCAGGTCAACCCTGCTGATACTGCCCAGGTGGTGGATGCCATAACCTATCCGGGCATGAATGATGCACTGGCCGTTCAAGGTGCTGTGGTTGCCAACAGTTCATCTTTGTATACCAGCGAGTATTACACCTGGGATCCGTTTGTGGATTTCGACAAGTTCATAAATTATTCGGAATACTATTGGTTGCCCAACGGCCCCGATGCAGTCACAGTCAATGCCACTGGCATACCCACCTACGAAAATTTCACAGTCACACGCAATGACGGTTTTTATACTTTCAGCGGAATTGCCGGCAACAATCCAACCTTGACCTTGGCCAGGAACGGCACTTACAATTTCCTGGTAGCACAAAACAACCAGGCCACCATACAGTTCCGTGTAACCAACAATGGAACCACAGCCTGGGTCATAGACTATGACAGCAATCCGACCCTGACCCTTACCAGGGGTAACACTTATACATTTGATTTGTCGTTGTCGGCGCCACTTCCGTTCTATATCAAGACCGAGGCCAGCTATGGATCGATCAATCTTTACAACTCGGGAGTGTCCAACAACGGCGCTGTGTCCGGGCTGATCACTTTCACAGTGCCACAAGATGCGCCCGATACCCTGTACTATTGTAACAGCACTGAATTCAATTTACGTGGCACGTTTGATATAGTCGATGCTGTTGCTGGCACCGGTCCGGGGTTTTGGATACAGACTGATCCGGGTATCAATGGAGTTGTTGCATCTACCCCTAATATTTCAAGTCGTGATGTGTACGGTGTGGTCAACAACGGAGTTGATCTTGGTACTGTCACGTTCAACACACCTGCTACTACTGCACAGAATTTCTACTACAATCTGCCTTATATTGGTAGCCTGCCCAATCAACCCACAGGTACCGTGGATCTGGTCACCACGTTGCTGTTTGATCAGATCAACGGCATAGCATTGACAGACTTTCTTGCAACCAATCCTGCAGGCATCGATGGTGTGACCAACATTGTTGGTAGAACACTGGTATTCAATGCCGTCAATACCACAGACACAGATCTGTATGTGGTCTGGCTGGTCAGTGAAACAGGTGGGATCATACAGCTGATCAATGTGCTGTCTATAAACAATCTTTCTCAGTTTGGTGTGTTGTTTGGAGCCACCTATGCCAGCACCAGATGGTACAAAAATGCTTCAGGTCTACTGGTACAAATGCCCTTGTTGACAGCCACACGTGATCTGCTGTACTACCAAGACGGAACAGACCCGACCATGTTTGGCGTGATCGAACTGGTTGATTTAACAGGCACGAGTGTTTTAGATGTTGGCAACATTCTGGGCAGAAAGACCTATACCAGTCCCAATGGAGTCACGTTTACCAACGGTCTCAAGGTACTGTTTACTGGAACCACAGTTCCAGCTGGATATCAAAACAACGAGTATTATGTGCAAGGTGTGGGCACAGCCATACAACTGTTGCCGGTCACCGATTTTGTTACACCAGAAACCTATCTATCGGGTTTGCCGCTTTATCCTGATTACCTTACCAGCAGTCGAGACAGTCTGGATCTCAATCCCTGGTGCCGCAGCAATAGATGGTTCCATGTGGATGTGATACAGCAGACTGGATCATACAACAGGACCAACGTGGTACTGGATCAGACTCTACGAGCCAAGAGACCAATTCTGGAATTCCGTGGAGGTACACGCCTGTTTGGGTTTGGCACCCAGGGCATTGCACCGGTTGACATAATTGATTTTAGTCAGACCGATGCCTTGCGCACGGTGGAAGGCAGCTTGGGGTTTGCGACCGATGGATATCAGTTGGTCGAAGGCAGTACCATAATTTTTGCCGGGGATCAAGACATTGCGGTGCGCAGAACAGTGTATCAAGTGACGTTTATAACCCCAGATACAGTGGCTCCTTTGATACCGGAACCCATTATCAATCTGATTCCGATTGCCACAGTGCTAGCTGATCAGTCCACAGTGTGTCTAGCCGGCACAACCTTGATCGGTGTCACCTACTACTTTGATGGAGCCAACTGGATCCTGGCACAGCAAAAAAACAGCGTGAACCAGCCTATTAGATTTGATGTGTACGATCTCAACGGTATCAGCTTTGCCGATCAAACCACATATCCCAGTTCCAATTTCCTCGGCAGCTATCTAACCAGTTATGCAGTCAGCAACGGTACAAATGATCCGTATCTGGGATTTCCTCTGACCTATTTGAATTTGACCAACCTGGGCGACATAGTATTTGATAACAATCTTTATGCCGACAGTTTTGTTTATACCACCAACAACACCGGAGTTACAGTTCCACTCAGCACCGGATTTGTCAGACAGTACCAGACACGAGTTGCCTTTGATCTTGAAATAGGCTGGCAAACAGCCGTGTCCAAGAGCCAAGTGAGACAGCAGTTTGGGTTCACTTATGCCGGATTGCCGTTGCAGTTGGATGTGGCTGTGTCGACCAGTACAGTGGTCCCGGCTGTACAGATCTTTGTGAATTCAGCATTTCTAGAACCTTACAATTCCGACACCGGCACATACAATTACAGCTATACTGTGGCATCGGCCACTACCACTATCACGTTCGCATCCGGGGTAATCGCAGTAGGAGACACAGTCGAACTGCAAGTGTTGAGCAATCAGGTCAGTGCCACAGGGTTTTATCAGGTACCAATCAATCTTGAAAACAATCCGCTCAACAACAATTCCAGCACGTTTACTCTGGGAACAGCACGCAATCACTACAGTACCATTGCGCAAAATCTAATCAATCTTGAAGGACCTGTAATTGGTGCCAACAACACCCGAGATCTAGGCAATCTGGTGCCGTATGGATTGCAGATCCTGCAACAGAGTTCGCCCATGACCTTGGCTGGATTTTTCCTGCTCAGTACCGAATATAATATTTTTGATTCGCTGGTATTCAACAGCCGCGAATACATCAAGTTCAAGAATCAACTGTTGAACGCCGTGATCACAAACGATTTTGGAACGCAGACTGTGCCTGAGATCCTGGACAGTGCAGTGAGTTTGATCACGGCTGGTGATACCAGTATCAGTCCGTTTTACTGGAGTGACATGCTGCCTACTGGCACTCGACTGGCATCAAACTCAACCACAGTGACAGCAATCACGACCAACCGATTCAACACTGTACAGACTTACGATTTTACCACCAGCAACTATCTAGGACTGTTGGTGTACCTGAATGGCGCCCTGTTGACACGTGGTGTTGATTACAAAACCGGTGTAGGCACACCAACCTTGACCATACTGGTGCCTTTAAACACAGGCGATACAGTCACCATCAACGAATACAATCCAACCTACGGCAATTTTGTACCCAACACTCCTACCAAGCTGGGACTGTATCCCAAATGGACTCCCAGGGCCTACATCAGCCCGGATTACGTCCAACCAACTCCGGTCATACAAGGGCACGACGGCAGCATCACTGTTGCGTTTGGCGATATCCGCGACGACATCTTGCTGGAATTTGAAAAGCGTATCTACAGCAATCTCAAGACAGATGGTAACCCGGTACCACTTACCATAGACGAAGTGTTGCCCGGGTTTTTTCGAACCACAGATTATACCGAAGCTGAAATCACACAGATCTTGGGTGAAGATTTCCTCAGCTGGGCGGGCTACAACAAACTGGACTATACCGCACAGGATTACCTGGCCAACAACGCATTTACCTACAACTACAGCACCGCCGGCAATCGGATCAACAATCAGGTGTTAGAGCAAGGAGCCTGGCGCGGTATCTATCGCTATTTTTATGATACTATTACACCCAATCTGACACCTTGGGAAATGCTGGGCTTTACTGAACAGCCAGTCTGGTGGACCAATTGTTACGGTCTGCCGCCATATACCAGCGGCAATTTGGTATTATGGGGCGATCTTGAACAGGGGCTGGTGGCTGATCCAGTAGCGCCTTACATAAAATCTAATTTTGCCAGACCCGGGCTCACACAGGTGATACCGGTGGATGGATTGGGGAATCTGTTGCCTCCGGTCAGCAGCGTGGTTGGACTCTACAACCCCAACACGTTCCGTAAAAGCTGGACTGTGGGCGATGGTGGTCCAGTAGAAGCATCGTGGTGGTCCAGCTCGAGTTATCCGTTTGCTGTTATGCGCCTGTTGGCCTTGACCAGACCCGCTGAATTTTTCAGTCTATTTGCCGACCGAGATCTTTATCGGTATTCGGCCACGATGCGCCAGTATCTTTACAACAAACGTTACAGACTCAATGCCAACGAATTAGAAATTTATGGCAACGGAGTCAGCAAGGCCAGCTATATTGATTGGATAGTGGATTACAACCAACAGATGGGTGTCAACAGCACTGACAGCCTTGCCAGCGATCTGGCCAATGTGGATGTAAGATTGTGCTACCGCATGGCGGCCTGGACCGATCAACAGAGCCTGGAAATATCTCTTGAAAAATCCAGTCCACAGAGTCAAAATCAAAGTCTCCTGATTCCGCCTGAAAGTTATCATCTACTGCTTTACAAAGATCAACCGTACTCGCAATCCACCTACAGTTCAGTCGTGATAGAAAAAGTGGGCAACGGTTGGTCGGTATACGGATACAGCACCTATCAGGCCTATTTTACTATCTTGGTCAGTGCGGTCAACGGTATCACTCAGACCATATCAGCCGGCGGCGCCACAGTACAGGTGCCAGCACAGTACAGCAACCAGACAGCCCGGATACCGTACGGTTATGTGTTTACCAATCGCAACATGGTGGTTGATTTCTTGTTGAGTTACGGCCAGTATCTTCAGACGCAGGGAATGTCATTTACCTATATAGAAAATGGGTATGTGTTGGACTGGCGTCAGATGGCCCAGGAATTCCTGTATTTCAGTCAGCAGGGCTGGCAAACCGGAACCTTGATCAATCTCAATCCAGCAGCCAGTCAATTGTCAGTTAGCACTCCCGGAGCTGTAGTTGACAGCATTGTCAGCTACGGTCCACAGAATCAACTGCTGGATCAAAACAGACAGACATTTGCCACTCGCAATCTTGTCATACAGCGGTTTGGCGACAGTTTTGTCATACAGCCCGATTTGTCGACCGGTCAGGCCATCAGTTATCTCAATCTCAAATTTACCGATTACGAAAACATGATCGTGTTCGACAATGTGGATATTTTTGGAGATGTGATTTACGATCCTACCACAGCCGAGCGACAAAATAGGCTGTATCTGAATGCATTTAACAGCACCATGTGGGACGGCACATTGAATGCTCGCGGGTTCATGCTGAATCAGGACAACGTGCTGGCTTGGGATCCTACTCAGAGATACACCAAGGGCGACCTAGTACGATACAAAAATCAATACTGGCAGGCCAACGGCACTGTACAACCTACTGCTGCATTTGATTACAACAGCTGGTTCTTGAGCAACTGGGCACGCATTCAAAAAGGTTTGTTGGCCAATCTGGCCAACAAGGCTGATCAGCTGGCCAATACCTACAACACACAAACAGCCAATCTCAACAACAGCAATGACTTGTTGGCGTACAATCTGATTGGGTTCACACCCAGACAGTACATGGCCAATCTTGGTCTAGACGATGTGAGCCAGGTCAATCTTTATCAGCAGTTTATCAAGACCAAAGGCAGCCTGCAGGCCACTGATCTGTTTACCAATGTGTCTTTGGCCAAAGGCAGTGGCACTTACAAGATTTACGAAACCTGGGGTGTGTTGATCGGAACCTACGGAGCAACGGCCAACAGAAGCTATTTTGAAATCAATCTCAACCAAGCCTTGTTGCCCAACAACCCTAGCACAGTGCAAATCATACAACCAGGAGATATCAGCCAGGCCAATCAAACTGTGCTACTGAGCAATCTCTGGAGCGAAAGCTACAACATTGCCACAACCAATATCCTACCTACCATATATCCTACCACTCAGCAGACTGCGTTGCCGTCGGCCGGATATGTAAACATCAATGATGCCGATATCACAGTGTACAGTCTAGACGACCCTTCGTCAATCGCTGCCAACATTGGTATCATTGGCACAGGCACCACTGTCTGGGTAGCACATGACAACAGCTACGACTGGAATATCTATCGTTGTGCTCAAGTTCCTGGACGTTTGACTCAGATCACAGACAATCTAAATGGTACCAGTATCGCACAATTTAGCTCTATAACCAATCTGAAAATTGGTGACCTGATCATTGTGAGATATTTCTCCACAGTTGTGGATGGAGTATATCGTGTCTTGGGCATACGCTCGCCCACACAACTGATAATTTCTTACAGTTTTGTCAACAGCAATCAGACTACCTTGACTGGCACTGGTTTGGCCTGGCATCTACAGACCATGCGTGTCAAACAGGCCAGTGATGTGAGTCAATTGTCGTATGCCACAGATCTAGTACCCGGCGCACGTGCCTGGGTGGACAATGACGGGTCAGGCCACTGGCAGGTATTGGAAAAACAATCACCGTTTGCCGGAGTTGAAACTGTATCATCAATCATTCCACAATACAATGATCTATTTGGATCTGCGATAGCGCAGTCAAGCAATCATTACAGCCTGTTGGTAGGCAGTCCAAACACAGCTGGTGGAGGCACAGTTGAAACTTATCGACGTGTTACTACCAGTACCAATGCCGGCACTTATGTAGACAATCTCATACTCACGTTGGCAGCAGCCAATACAGAATCGTTTGGTAGCAGCCTCAGCTGGGGCAACAGCAACTGGGCTGTTGCTGGAGCTCCAGCCAGCGACGCTGGTCGCGGATATGCCGTTGCTATATATCAAGTGCCCGGCAGCAACGATTATGAATTGAGCCAATTGCTTACAGCACCCACCTCGACTGCGGCCGTGGCATTTGGAACTGCTGTGGTGATCAGTGCAGATGAACGTTGGATGTATATTGGCGCACCTGGTAGAAATCTGGTCTATGCCTACGGACTGATCACAGTTCCAACACAATCTATCTCTTACACCACGGATCTAACAACCACGTCGTTTGTGTACAACACGGCCATACAGATCAATTCGGCCTATCCTGACCAATTGATTGTGACCTTGAACAATGTTCAATTGACCAATGGCGTTGATTACACTGTTACAGCCACATCAATAGTTTTTCCGCAAGCACCGTCGCCTGGTATACAATTACTTGTGACTCGACGCAACAAGGTCATATTGACCGGTACTGGATCAGACACCTATAATTTGTCCACCTATCTTTACACAGCTACATCCATCGACAGTTTTTCTATAGCAGTTGACGGAGTATATCAACGTCCTTATATCGACTACACATTTTCTACCCAGCTGACCTTTTTGACTGTGCCTGCGTCCGGCAGCAACATTGTGATAACTGCCGGCAATTACTGGCAATACATGTCGGCTATGCCGGTTGGTGGATTATCGTTATCTGCAGACGCTGCATTTGGTTCTGCGGTCACAACCAGCACTGACGGCAGGACCGTGATTGTGGGCAGCAATTCAGATTCTGCTCTAGATTCGCAAGGCAATGTTGTGGCCAATGCTGGTTCAACCTATGTGTTTGATCGCAGCGTGGTACGTTATTTGGTCACTGACGTTGCTCAATTGACCTATGCCATACCGGGTGCTGTTACAGCACCGGTAGCAGTATTATTGAACGGTACGTTTTTATATAACTCTGCACAGTACATCAACGGCCAATTTACTCTATCAGGATCCAACATTGTATTGAACAATTCGGTGGTACTCAATATTGGTGACAGTATCGAAATTGAAACCAATCAGTTCCAGTTCATGGAAAAGATAACAGCATCAACTCCGGAGTCCGGATCACAGTTTGGATCTGCGGTACAAATTTGTTCAAACGACTGCAGCATCTACGTGGGATCTCCTAAATACACGTCGACATTGATACAGGACGGCAGCGTGACTCGCCACGTCAATCAGAGTCGATTGTACGGAGCCACAGTGAGCACAGTGGCCAACCCCACACTGACTCCTGGAACAGCTATACGTGTGAACAATATAGAAATAGCCGTACCCAACAGCCCCAACAATACCGTGGCTGGTCTGGCCAATGCCATATCTCCGTTGCCGTGGTCCAGCACCCAGACGTACTATATCAATGATCGTGTGATCTACAACAGTGTGTGTTACATTTCTGCTCAAAGCAGTTTGGCGCAACAGCCATCGTCCAACAGCATGTATTGGACCAGCTCTTTTGCTGTGCCCAATGTGCAAGCATCGCTCAGCAACAATCTTGAATTTATCAGCGATGGCACCACACAGCTATACGATATCGGGACCGTGTACAGTGCAGCTGGATCAAATCCGGTAGTGTATGTGAACGGTGTTTTACAAATAGCCAGCCCCGCTGCAGGATATACCTACAGCTATATTCCGGCCACAACCTCCAGCCCCGGACAGATTGCTTTTGTGACAGCACCTGCAATCTATTTGCCTATAGTGATCGTGACCGGACAACTGGTCTTGAGCGTGATAGATTCGGCCGCAGCACCCACCTTCAATCAATTGAGTGTGTTACCGGGCATAGGCTATAACGGGTCGGCATTTGCTCAGTTGGGATTTGAGACCTTTGTGTACACACAGACCTTGACCAGTCCTGATCCAGTGGCCTATGGTGCGTTTGGTAGCGCGATTTCCATAAACAGCAACAGCCTCAACGTGGTTGTTGGCGCCCCCAATGGCAATGTGTACGAAGCCATGTCGTTCGATGCAGGAAAAACCATATTTGACGAACACAGCACTCGAGTCAGTAATCCTGTAAGCAACTCCGGAGTGGCTTACACATTTGATTATTTGCCCAGTGCCAATACTTCAGTTACCAACCCAGGACAGATGGTATTTGGTCAGCAGATTTATCAGAGTGGTACTCAGAGCGGCGACCAGTTTGGAACAGCAGTCAACTATGTTAACGGGCGCCTGATTGTGGGTGCACCAGGGCAGGATCTTGGAGTTAGCAACAATTCCAATTACGGCAGCATATCAATCTATGACAATCCGACCAATGCCCCCAGCTGGAAAATTGCTTATTACCAACAGCCTGCAGTCAATATTGAACTCATGAATTCGGTCTACAGCTTTGACAAACTGTTGAACAGCACACAAACCTATTTTGATTTTATTGACCCTTTGCAGGGCAAGATACTGGGCGTGGCAGCAAGAAACATAGACTATATTGGTGCTGTGGACCCAGCCAATTACAACACCGGCACCATACACAACAACGGCACTGCCTGGTATTCAGGACATGTGGGAGAAATTTGGTGGGACACTGACACTGTGAGATTTGTCAATCCCAACCAGGACGATATAACCTATGCCAGTCGCCAATGGGCACAGATATTTCCTGGAAGCCGAGTGGACATTTATCAGTGGATAGAAAGCTCGGTGCCTCCGGCCAGTTATACAGGAACAGGTCGTCCGTTGAGCAACACCAGTTACACCACATCATCGGTGTTGACCGCCAATGGTGTGTTGGCCAACTACTATTACTACTGGGTACGTGGGATCACATCAATCGATTCGGCCAACGGCAAAGATCTCAGTGCGTCAGCCATTGCCAGCTATATAGCCAATCCAATTGGTAGTGGCATACCGTATCTGGCACCACTCACGGCCAACACAGTGGCCTTGTACAATGCTAGCGGGCTGATCAGTGCGCAAGACACCATACTGCATGTGGAATACGAGCGCCAGACTCCTGGAGCCGGAATCAACATACATACCGAATACGAATTTATTGCCGACGGCAAGGCCTCCAGTTTTGTAAATGATTCCATCTACAACAAATTGGTAGACAGCTTGTGCGGACAGAATACCTCGGGTGCCCTGGTGCCCGATCCATTGCTGAGCCCGGGCATGCAGTACGGAGTGCGATACAGTCCAAGACAAGGCATGTTTATCGACAGATATACGGCTTTAAAAAATTATCTAGAACGTGCCAATGCTATCCTGGCTCAGTACCCTATTACTGAAACCAGAAGCTTTGCTTTGCTCAACAGCAGTGAGCCAACTCCCGGTCAGTTGATTGGCACTGCGTCGGTTGCTTCTATCGCAGGAACAATATTGACTGTGTCAGGCACAGTCACAGGCACATTTGCGATCGGTCAGACCTTGACTGGTACAGGTATTCCAGCATCAGTTGTTATAACCGGTTATGTTACCGGAACAGGTGGAGCAGGAACTTATAACATCAGCACCGGTCTTTCGATATCTGCACAGGCTATAACAGCCACAGCCGGTTACAATTTTGTTGTGCCCAATATCACAGTGCTGGGCTACCAAAATCTCAATCAAGTTCCGACGGGCTATCTATATCTGGTGCTGTCAGACAGCACCGAAGGCGGAAGATGGACTGTTTATGAAGTGATCAGCAACGCCGGTACTGGTGCACTGCAACTGAACCGCATACAAAATTTTGATACTCCGCTGTATTGGCACTATATCAACTGGTATCAACCTGGTTACAACAGCACAGTACAGCCAGTGGCCCAGGTGGCCAACTATGCTGATCTGGCTACCTTGAGTCTGGCCACAGCACCAATCGGCAGCAGCGTACAGGTCAATGCCAACGGTCAAGGCTTGTACGAAATTTACTTGCGGTCAGATCTTGGATGGACACGAGTGGGTCTGGAAAACGGCACTATTGCATTTGATGAGGTGTTGTGGAACTACAGTCTGGGTCCGTATGGATTTGGTGCAGATGTGTTTGATGCGCAGTTTTTTGATCAGGCACCAGTCACAGAAACACGACAAATTATCAACGCCATCAACCTACAACTGTTTGTGGATGATCTTTTGATATATCGCAACGAATTGCTCATGCTGATGTTCAAATATGTGTATAGCGAGTTTGGCAGTCCAGACTGGTTGGTCAAGAGCAGTTTTATCATCACGGATCATAACCTGCAACCTTTGTTGCCGTATCAGTTGTACGAAAAAGATGATCAAACCTTTGTGGAAGATTACATCAACGAAGTCAAACCGTTCCATGTGCAAAATCTGGCCTTTAATCTAATCTACGATGGCCAGGATGTGTACAATGGCCAACTGACCGACTTTGATGTACCGGCCCATTGGGACAGTGCGTTGCAAGTACCGCAGTTTGTGAGTCCGGTCCTGACTCCGTATACCGCAGCTGGTAGCACGATAGAATCCTTTGCCAGTGATGCGTCGGCCAATGCAGCCATATGGAGTGAGCCACCTTGGCAACCGTGGTTTACCAATCATGCACTCAGCATTACCGGTGCCAGCATGTCCGCGTCTGGTACCGGATACACAGTGGTTCCGGTCGTGACCTTCGGCACACCATGGACAGCCAATACCGTATACACCGTCGGGCAACAGATTTACTATGTGAATGGGTCAACCAACAATCTTTATTTGGTCACAGTTTCTGGAACTTCAGGAGAAACTCCACCGGTGTTTGTGTCGGGGTCTGCGGTCAACGGAACAGCCACCTTGGTCTGGAGTGGCAACGGTGCCATGGGCTATGCTACCTTGGGAACAAACGGGACTGTGGCCAGTGTCACTGTGACTGATCCTGGATCGGGTTATACAACCACGGCCACTATCACGTTGACCGGTGGCAACGGAACCGGAGCCCGTGCCACTCCAATCATGTCCAATGCCATGGCCAGACAGTTCAGCGTGCGCATGCGGTTTGATCGATATCAATATGCATCTGACATAACAGAATGGCAGGCCGGAATCACGTACCCAGCTGGCGCCCAGGTGCGCTGGTTCAATCGTGTATGGTCAGCCAACTACTCAGTCAACACCGCAACTTTTAATGTGGATCAGTGGAGTCTGGTGGATATTACGACGCTGAGCGGAGTCGATCGCACCATGGGTTATTACACGCCTACACCCAACATGCCCGGTCTCAGCTTGCCGCTCTTGATCAACGGAGTCACATATCCTGGAGTACAAGTGTCTGCACCGGCCTTTGATCAAGATGCAGGATTTGATCTAGGCGGGTACAGTTTCAATCCATTTGACAATATATTTTACAGTCTTGAAGGCACGCCGACCTATGATCCAAGTATCCTAGATGCGGCCTATTCCAGCTCGTATGTGGATCCATATCTGGGATTGAGACCCACTGATATCAACATAGCAGGCGGCGGCTACATTGATCAATACAGCAGCTATGCACCCGAAGAACTGGTTCCGGGCAGCGAATTTGATACCATGGATTTCCGTGTGATCACCAATGATGGCAGTCCTGAATTCCGTATTTTTCAAGACATGCGTGGATTCCAGTTGACCTATGCCATAACAGGCCCAACCACAACTACTGTGGCACAAGCCGTGGCCACAACCGATGATATCATACACGTGGTCAATGCCGAAGCCTTGTTTGTGCCGGATCTGGCCACCAATCAATGGGGCGTGATCACTATTGATGCTGAACGCATCATGTATCGCAATATTGATTTGACAGCCAACACAGTAAGTGGTCTTATCAGAGGCACTGCCGGAACGGCTGTTACTGCTCATGCTATCGGATCCACAGTGCGTGACATGAGCAGTAACAATTTATACGGTCAACGATACCAAAACTACGTGGTCAGTGACACAGTCACAGCAGATGGATCCAGCACAACATTTGTGGCACCCAGCATTGTGCTGAGCACAACTGATATAACCTGGGTCATTGCCAACAGCTACGACACCGGAGTCATAGTAGAAACTCCAGGAACTTTTAGTTCATCCCCATACGATACTACACCATTTGACGGAGGACAGTTTTATCGTGCCAAACAGGCAGTACCGGCCGGAACCGATATTACCGACACAGACTATTGGCAACCGCTTGTCGCTGCTGTAGAAGTATATGTGGGCGGATTGCGTGTATCTCCTGAATTTTACACAGTCACAGCCTCTACTCCGGTATCGATCACACTGACTGCAACGCCACCTGCTGGACAAGATGTAACCATACTGGTGCGCAGAGGGACCTGGGTTGATTTCTAGATCTAAAACTTAATCTACATGTAAAAACTCAAGGTAAATAAATCATGACGGATAAAAAACCCACAACAAATAACAACGCCACACAGCCAAACCCTCGTCGTCCTGATGAATTGGGCAGTGTGTGGTTACAGGCGCATCTGCGTATCACGGATCCCAAAACTGGTCAAGTCATAGTGGAGAAATCAGCATGATTATCACTCCCGGACTAGCACAGGTACAGGGGTTTGTGCGTATACACGATCCACATACCGGAGAAGTATTGGTAGACAAACGCAATGCTATCAATTATGAAAATATCAGTACTTGTATGGCCAACACCCTTAGCAACGGTCCAAATGGATTCATTTATGAAATGGCATTCGGTAATGGCGGTAGCGCAGTTGATCTGACCGGTGTGATCACTTATCTTCCACCCAACACCACTGGTGTCAATGCCAGCCTGTACAATCAAACCTATGCCAAGGTAGTAGATCAGTACAGTGCAACCAATCTGGATCCAGCCAACAACAAAATGACTGTGGTACACACATCGGGGCAGGTTTACACTGATATCATAGTGACCTGTTTGCTGGATTACGGTGAGCCAGCCGGACAGCAGGCCTTTGACAACAGTACCAATTTCAATGGCGAATATGTGTTTGACGAACTGGGGTTGAAATGTTGGAACGGTAGCAGCACTGATCTGCTGTTGATCACGCATGTTATTTTCCATCCTGTGCAGAAAAGTCTCAACCGCCAGATACAGATCGATTATACCCTGCGTATCCAGACCTTGACTAATCTCAGTGCGGTATAAATACAGTGCAAAATAAAAGATAGGAATAACGCATAATGTCATACACCATAACTCTAACAGACGGCGCAGTTTTTGCCACCGTGGCAGATGGCACCATCAACACTGCCAGCTCAATGACTTTGGTTGGTAAAAATTATGCCGGTTATGGACAATTTTTAGATAACAATTTCATGCGTTTGTTGGAAAGTGCGTCGAATTCGACTGCTCCAGTAGCGCCAATTACTGGTCAGTTATGGTGGAACAACACACCCAATGCTGGTGTGCTTTCGATCTACATGGGATCAGCCTGGAAAACCCTGGCTGCACTGGTAGTCAGCAGCGCAACTCCTAGCACCAGTACCTACAGCAACACCGGCGACATGTGGTACGACACTGTGAACCAACAGGTCAATATCTGGACCGGTAGCAAATGGTTGTTGATTGGACCGCAATTTACGTCCGGCACCGGAGTCACCGGCGCATTTGCCAATGTTATAACTGACAGCAATTCTATAAGCCACAAGGTCATTGAACTCACGGTCAACAGCACCGTGGTTGGCATTATCAGCGAAGACAGCACTTTTACTCCACAGACTCTTATCACAGGATTTGCCAACGTGAATCCAGGACTGCAATTGGCCAACACAGTGAATGGTGTGGGCGGTGTCAGTGTGCCATCATTTTGGGGACAGGGCAATTCTGGAGTCAGCGTGACTGGCAATATCTCGGGTGCCTACATATTTGGTAACGGAAGCACATTGAGTGGAATAACCACCAGTTTGCCGACCTATACCGGCAATCTGCAGGTCGGCAACATAACAAATGCCAACGGCAACGGTGTGGGCAATATCGGAAACAGTGGTGCATATTTCAATACTATATTTGCTCGTGCCACCAGCGCACAATACGCTGACGTGGCCGAACGATTTGCAACCGATACCGAATACGAAGCCGGAACAGTGGTTGAATTGGGAGGCACAGCCGAAATTACCAAATCTGTTCAAGAATTAAGCGAAACTGTGTTTGGGGTCATAAGTACCCAAGCAGCTTATTTGATGAACAGTGGCGCTGGCACAGATGCCACTCATCCACCGGTTGCAATAACCGGTCGAGTTCCTGTAAAATGTACAGGAACAGTGACCAAAGGTGATAGGCTGGTCAGTGCCGGCAACGGTATAGCCAGAGCAGCTCAACCGGGTGAGGCCACAGCGTTTAATGCCATAGGGCGTGCGCTGGAAGACAAAACAGATCCAGGTCTGGGTATGGTTGAAGCCATAGTCATGATCAAATAAATTTAGGAACAACAGAAAATGACATACAGCACCGGCAACCTAATAGCAGCAACCGATTACAATACTTTTACCTCGGGTATCAACACTCCGTGGAATACCTACTACGGTCAGACTGCATTGGGCACAGTGGCCACAGGTGGCACAGTGACCGCGGTGCAATGGGACAGTGTGGTCAATACCATAGCCAGTCTGGGCAATCATCAGCCGACCACGATCACGTCGAGATCAGCCCCCACAGCAGGTACTACTATCGCAGCCTTGGCCAACGTGCAAACTGACATTACCAATACAAGCAACAACTATCTCAACGCTTACGCAGTAGGCAGCCAATACACAGCTTGGACTGGGACCAGCAGCAAAACAGCTGCCACCGGATCTGGTAGTGCGGCCTGGAACATAACTTTTACTCACACCATGACTTTTGCCAGCACAGCGGCCATGGGGTATTTCTTTTATGCCGGTGGCTACGTACAACTGCAATTTGGTAAAAGCAGCACAGGCACAGTGGCCGATACTGAATGGAACACGTTTATTGGAGCCAACGGCGCTGGTGGTGTAGTGGCTGGCAAAGTCATATTCACCAGTTCCAGTACCAGCAAAACCATTGCTTCGGTAGCATATACTGGTACCAACAAGACCGGCGGAACAGGGACACCTAGTGTGTTAGCTACCGGTATCGGGTTCGCTCAACTCACTGGATCAGCACAGACTATTTACACACAGTATGACACCGGCACAGCTTACAGCGGTAACTATGTGACCATAACAGCCTATACCAGTGGATCCACCATAATCTTTACCACAACCTGGCATGACAACGGTGATACCAATCCGGGGTCAACTGCGCAGATTTCGGGTGGTACAGCCACTTCGGGAACCACGTTCGGTACTGCACCGACCACGATCTTGACCTATTATCCACCAGAAACCACGTACTTGACCAACTCGTGGGGAACTCCCACAGTGGCCGCTACCACAGCCTAACAGGGTCAAAATAGCCAATATTGCTTGGCAAATACAATCATGTAGTGTATAATACATGTATGGACACTGACAATTTGATCGCACATGGCCGCACAAGATTTGAACATGCGGCTGCACGCAGGACTCTCAAAGAAAAATATCAAGGTCGTATGACTTTTGCCTATCAGGGCGGCATGTGGCGTGCTGGTCCTGAGTTACAAAACACATTGTTGACCTGTCCCGACACAGAAGCAGTGTTGCTGGATTTGTATGAAACACCGGTCAAGGTCCAAACCCGAGAGCTGATGACATTGAGTCAACAACGCTGGCAAGAACAAATGACGGCTTGGTTGATCGAACACGAACAGCTGAATCAAAATCGATGACCCAGGGTGTTGTGATATTTGCCTACAATTCAGATCAGCTGGACTATATGGCCTTGGCCGCATGGAGCGCCAACAACATACACCGACACCTGGCTGTGCCGGTCACAGTCATAACTGATTGCGATCATGTTCCTGAGTCTTACCAATTTGATCAGGTCATACAGGCCACCAGATCGGGCACTGCCACCAGGTACTTTGCCGATCTTGATCGTACAGTACCCTGGTACAACGGCAACAGGATGTCGGCCTACGAGCTGTCGCCCTACGATACTACCTTGGTCCTGGACGCCGATTATGTGGTGACCAGCGATCAGTTGGCCTGCCTGTTCGACAGTCGCCAGGACTTTGTAGCACACGATCTGGCCTACGACGTGACCGGACGAGACAATTTTGATGAACTCAACTGTTTTGGACGCTATCACAATCCCATGACCTGGGCCACAGTCATGTGTTTTCGGCGCAGCGATCATGTCGGATTGATATTTGAAACCATGGGCATGATTCGAGACAACTGGGATCATTATCGTGCTGTGTACGGCATTGTTGATTCAAACTATCGCAATGATTTTGCCTTGAGCATGGCCTTGGGTGTGGTCAATGGTCACGTGCAGACCAACACCAGTATCCCCTGGAAGCTGGCCACAGTGACACACCAGCATCAATTGAGCCAGCTGTCGCAAGATCGGTACCGAGTGGACTGGAAGACCTCGGACAACCATGCCCGCTGGATCACGCTTGCGACTGATTTCCATGCCATGGGCAAACGATACCTAGGAGACATAGTTGCCAATCCTTGCTGAACGCGGCTATCTTATACCGGCCATCAACACTGAATCTGTGGACTATGTGGCCTGTGCCCAGCAATTGGCACGATCTATTAGACAATGGCATCCGTCGGCCAACATTTCGGTCATCACAGTAAATCGATGCAGTGATCCGGTATTTGATCATGTGATTCCATTGCCGCATGGCGATCTTGAAGGATACGTCAACGATTGGCAATGCTTTGACGCCAGCCCTTATCGACAGACCATCAAGCTGGAAGCCGACATGTGGTGTGCAGGTCCAATTGATCATTGGTGGAATCTTTTTGAGTTACGAGATGTGGTGATCAGCCGTGGATGTAGAAATTTGTATGATCAGCCGGCGCAGTCCAGATCTTACAGAAAGATATTTGATCAGAATCATTTGCCAGATGTGTACAATGCTGTGACCTACTGGCGTGTGAGTAGACCAGCCCGACAATTTTTTGCCACGGTGCGTGACATATTTGAAAACTGGGCCAGTTACCGACGTGTTTTGAAATTTGCCGACGAGGCTCCTACCACCGACGTGGTCTATGCCATGGCTGCTGTGATACTGGGTCCCGAGTCGGTCATGTTGCCCGCAGGTCTGGGTCCCAGCATAGTGCATATGAAACAGCACATGATCGGACTGCTTGGTGACGATTGGACCCAAGAACTGGTAGCCGAGCAGACCATGCCCGGATTGCGCATCAACACCGTGGCCCAATGGGGACTGGTACATTATCATGTCAAAGAGGCATTCCGTGACTGAACTGACTGAACAAGACTTCTGGCGCAGCCTACAACGATTGCGAGATCACGAACCGCCGGTGCCGGTATATAGATTGTACTATGATGATGCAGGAGTTCCGCTTTTCTACAGCCAGGAACATCTGCCCGGTAATTATATAGAACTTGACGTTGATGTATGGCACGCAGGATCTTTCAATCTACGCATACAGGATGGAATTATACAGTATTTGCAGCGACCAGCACCACCAAGATTACAACCCGAAGATTCAGGAACAGCCTGCGATCCTAGAGATATATGTGTGGTGGTCACCCAAGACCGACCACACAAGAAATGGAGTTTGAGATGAAACGTATTGACATAGCTGATCTTGATTGTATTTTTCTCACCTACGACGAACCCGACCGCGAAGAAAACTGGGCACGCATACGCAACCAGATTCCGTGGGCTCGTCGAGTAGACGGAGTCAAAGGATCGGACGCTGCACACAAGGCCGCAGCAGAGGCCAGCAACACCGAACGATTTGTCTTGATCGATGGCGACAACATGCCGGATGAAAGTTTTTTCAATCTTACTCTGGAGTTGCCCACTGCCGAGTGGGAATCGGCAGTGTTTCGTTGGCGTGCTAGAAATCACGTAAATGGTCTCATGTACGGCAACGGCGGACTCAGTTCGTGGACACGAACTTTTGCAAACACCATGCAGACTCACGAAGCCACAGATGGCCGTACCGAAACCCAAGTGGAGTTTTGTTTTGATCCACAATACTGGGCCATGCACGATTGCTACAGCACTACCTATCCCAACGGATCGGCATTCCATGCCTGGCGTGCCGGATTTAGAGAAGGCGTCAAAATGTGCCTGGATCAAGGGCGTAGACCCAGCATAGCCGAATTCCAGGATCGTGTGCATCACAGAAATCTGGACCATTTGACTGTATGGCACAACGTGGGTCGCGATGTGGAACACGGTATCTGGGCCATGGCCGGTGCCAGGATGGGCACCTACATGACCATGATCACGCCCGCCTGGGATTATCGAACTGTGCAGGATTTTGATGCTTTGGAAAAATTATGGCACACAGTGAAAGATTCGGACCCCGAGATCCTGGCCGGACGTGTGGCCGAAGACTTGGTCACCCAGCTGGATTTACCGATCAACATGATGGGACCAGGCGAAAGTGCATTCTTCAAACAACACTATCTCAGCAATTGGCACAATCGCGGAGTCATGGTCAGAGAGATTGATATAATACGACAACAGGAAGGCTGGTAGCCGTGATTAAAAAATTAAAACTAAATTACGATTTCGCTGAAATATTGTCGGCTGATTACAGCCAGCATACTGGTAGTTGTATCAAGCATCAAATATACGAAGTGAACGATATACATGAACAGTATGGGGGTTTTCCGCAATCTTATTGTCTAGAAAACACCATGATTCACCAACTATGGTGGAATTCAACTCAATTGGACTTTGATCAAATTGGTTGCCAACTGGGGATGGAAGTTATTACTATCAGCAGCATACAACAGCCGCCGGGATGTATGATTCCCATACATCGAGATACCTTTTTTCAAATCAACCAACGCTATCCTGATCGTTCGGAATTAAAAGTACGGGCCAACATACACCTCGAAGATTGGAAACTGGGGCATTTTATACAATACAACGATGTAGTACATACGCACTGGAACGCTGGTGACGTGTTACTATGGGATAACCAGGTCCTGCATCTTTCGGCCAATGCTGGTATGCATCACAAATACACCTTGCAGGTTTCGGGATTTTTGATTTGACAAAATTTGACATCATTCCGGCCAGCAATTACATTTGGAATCAGCTAGAACTAATTGATTTCCTGGTCCAGAATCAACAACGCGATATAGTATTGACAACCAATTCAGAAGGCTGTTGTTGCCGTGCGATTGGGTTATATGATCTATTAGATAAGTTTCGGTTTCAATCGGTCACAATAGTTACTAGCAATCCGGTTGAACAGCATGATCATTATCAAATCAAATTGACAAGACAATGGAATTTTTTATCTGTATCGACTGCAATAGAAGATCGGTATCATTGTTGGAACAAGCACAGAATTTTTGGAACCATATATGGTCGACCTCTCTGGCACAGGATTGGCATCGCATCGCATTTGTTAGTGCATCATCGCCAGTTGAGTCTAATAGGCTGTCGTGCCAATACTGGCGAGGCCGACGACAGAGAATTATTTGAGGTGTCTCAGTTGTTCCAGCATGATCCTGACAGTTTGCAAAAATTTTCCAGTAACTGGCAACAGTTTCCTATGTTGCTCGAAAATCTAGACAGATATACGCCCGGACAACAAAATACCGACGGTTATATATCACAGACCAAGCGTGTTTATGCAGATTTTTTGATCGACATTGTGGCAGAAACCTTCACCGACGGTGATTGTTTTTTTGTAACAGAGAAGACTGTGAGACCCATGATGTTAAAAAAACCATTTATTATATTTGGATCCAAAAACTATTTGTTATATCTGCGTCGCATGGGATTCAGGACATTTGCAGATTTCTGGAACGAAGACTACGACGGCTACGAGGGTCGAGAGCGATTCGTTAGAATATTGTATCTGATTGACAGCTTGGCACAAAAATCCAAGGACGAACTTGAACGCATGTACTGGGACATGCAGTATTCTCTTGATCATAACTACAATTTGCTGTATAATCAAACTTATACCAACAGTATCAATCCTATACCATGACCAACAAAGGTGACGAAGTCACAGCCGAGTTCAAAAGCGGATTCCTAGACAGTGCTGAACACATGCACAAAGCTCTGGGTACGGGTTTGTGCTTGGCCAAATGGAAACAGGTCAGCTTGCACTTGCCCACCGGCCTAAACAATAGCTGTTATCATCCGCCCTTGCATGCTATAGATTCTACATTATTGGCAGGCAATCCTGCAACCTTGCACAATACACCATACAAAAAAGCTCAGCGCAAGATCATGCTCAAACAAGAACGTCCTGCAGAATGCAGCTATTGTTGGAGCATGGAAGATGCTGGCAAATTAAGTGACCGTCACTATAGATCCGGTGAATCCTGGGCTGCCATGGATTTTGAAAAGATAATGCATTCAACCGGAGATGAAGATGACATTGTTCCTAGTTATGTTGAAGTTAATTTTAATCATGCCTGCAATCTTTCTTGTAGTTATTGTAGCCCACAATTTAGCAGCACCTGGGCGCAAGAGGTGGAACGTTGGGGAGGGTATCCTACATCAACGATTCACAATGATTCTAGTCATTTTGTTGGCCGTAATCGCCCTATACCTGCAAGAGAAGCCAATCCATACGTCGACGCCTTCTGGTCTTGGTGGCCAAACCTGTATCCTGAGCTGAAACATTTCCGTATGACCGGCGGCGAGCCCATGCTGGATCGCAATACCTATCGGGTGTTTGATTATGTGTTGGCCAATCCCAAACCAGATCTGCATCTCAATGTGACATCCAACTTCAGTGTAGACGAACGGTCATGGCAACGCTACAAGACTGCTGTCAAACAGATCTGCGCTGGCGAAAACGTCGAACACTTCATGCAATATGTGAGTCTAGACTCGTGGGGGCCACAGGCCGAATATATCAGACACGGACTGGACTTCAATCTGTTATGGGATCGGGTAAACCAGTTCTTGACCGAGATACCAGGTCGTAACAGTATCACGTTCATCGTGACCATGAACAACTTGTCAGTCACTGGACTGGGCAGTCTCATGGCCGGCATCCTGGGTCTTAGGAAACTGTACAGCACCACCTATCAGCGTGTGTGGTTTGACACTCCGGTCTTGCGAGAACCTGCCTGGCAAAGCCTGCAGATTCTGCCCGAAAGCTATTGTGATCAACTGGAACGTTTATGGGTCTGGATGAGCAAGCAGGCCGAAACCGAATCCACACGCTTCCAAGGATTCAAGGATTATGAACTGGCCCGTCTGGATCGAGACATAGCCTGGATGCGTGATGGACAGAAGCTGGATCCGGCCTACATCAATCAACAGAAGGCCGACTTTTATAGGTTTTTTACGGAAGCTGATCGCAGACATGGCACAGATTTTTTGACAACCTTTCCTGAAATGGCCAGCTGGTGGAACGAGTGCGGGTATCATGCCAAAACATAAGATAGGCATACTGGATTTTGACCCTTTGGTCAATCTATTGCCAGGCGCCCGCAAATGTTTTTTAGATATCACTGCATTGAGCCACAATGAACTGTTGGATACTCTTTCGTCTCTGGACACAGCATTCGACAGCATGATCCTGTCCACAGTGGATCATTGGCACAACTATGAACAAGAACAGGAAATCTTTGATCACCCGGTACTGAAAGACAAACTGGTATTCTTGCAAACACAGACTTATCAAAATCAGTATTTGGGGCACAACTGTTGGCGACTCAGTTATCCCAGTTGGTATCTAAACCGTCATAGCCAATATCGGCAATCTCCTGGCTTGCGCGAATTCCGTATCAAGCCCAAACAGTTACCACGCGGATTTGGGTGCCTGAACAATCGTCCGGCTCTGCATCGTTTATTGTTGGGAACGGCGCTGAACAATCGCGGATTGCTGGATCAGATGATATTCACGCAAAACAACACGCAAGCGATGTGTCACACCAATCCGGTATATCCAGCTGGTTGCATAGATCCACAGTGCAATGAAGATCCTGGTATACTAGATTCTGTTCTGGGTTGGTACGAATACTTGCGACTGTTGCCGATCAAATGGCAAAATCAAGCGATACAAAATCAGCATTGCGTGTATCACGACGCCGAGATCAACACTTACTGTAATATCTTGACCGAAGCCACAACTGGACGCATACCATACAATCTTGATATCAATCTTCCTGAAATAAGCGAAAAAAGTCACAAGCCGTTTGTGAGTGGACAAATTCCTTTGTATCTGGCTGCTCGGGGACACACTGCCTATCTACAAGGACTAGGATTTGAAGTCATGTCAGATCTTACACCTGCAGGGTTCGACGATCTTGGTACATTGGATCGAATCCAGGCCATCGTGGATGTGGTTGCTCGGGGTCGAGACTGGATTGAAAATTTTTATTATGATCACATCAAAGAGATACAACACAACCACGAGCTGGTATTTGCGCACAAGACCGATCAAATTATATTGCAACGCATACAGGAAGTGGTAGCATGATCGGCCATCGCAAGCTGATATTGGACACATTCAGTGAAGTATCGGACCTGTTAAAACCCTGGGCAGATGCTGAATTTTGGGATTTTGCCACTCATGACATTGTGCCCGGCGCGGTGTATCTGATCAGTCGAGAACAGTTCAATCTCAACGTGCCTCGCATACGAGAACTGGCCGAGTCGAGCACGATCATACCCATCTTGAGCAATCCCATGGAAGGGTCAGACACCATGAGATGCCATGTTGAAATGGTCACACACATGGATGATCTGGCTCGTGCTGGCAAACTGTTGTTGATTTCGGGCGGAGAAATGGATGCAACCTGGCCATACTTGTTGTATGATAACTTCTTGCCCAAGATCTTGGACTATGAAGAAAATCTGGTCCAGATAGATCGTGGACGAGAAATTTTTACCAAAATTGACAAACCTTACCAATTCCTATTTCTCAACGGACGCATACGGCACCACAGAAAGTATCTGTTGGAACTGTTCCGTCATCGTGGACTATTGGATTCGGCCCTGTGGACCAATTTGGATCCAAGACCGGCCACGTTCCACCCATTGGTATTGCCTGATGCTGTCAACATCAACTGTTGGGACCATACTGTATTTCCGTTGCAACAGTTGCCACCGCAATACGAAGTGGATCGATATCGTGATCGAGTAGACACTGTGTCTCCAGACACTGTGCGAGATCTTTATGCCAAATATCACCTGTTCAACGATGAATGGGGAGATATCTATCTCAATGCCGATCCCTACATCGACACCTATTTCAGTGTGGTGACCGAAACAGTTTTTGAGTATCCTTACAGTTTCCGTACAGAAAAAACCTGGAAGCCAATGGCCATGGGCCACCCTTGCGTGTTTGTGAGCAATGCTGGCTACTACAGAGATCTACACAATCTGGGATTTCAAACCTGGGGACACCTGATCGACGAAAGTTTTGACACCATACACAATGTGCAAGATCGAATCGATCGCGTGGCGCAGGTGGTCGAGGATCTGTGTCAGCAGAATCTAGCCAGTTTCTTGAGTACTGCTCAAGATGTATGTAAATACAATCAACAGCACCTGGCTCACATGCGCACTCAAGTGCGTGCTGAATTTCCTGAACGCTTTTTCCAATTCTTAAAAAAATACATCAATGAATGATCTAGAATTTCGCCAACAGGTCTTGGACACCAAGAGTGCCAGCTTCTGTGCAGCCAAATGGTACAATGCCACCATATGGTTGGGGTCCGGACAAACCACCAGTTGCCATCATCCCTTACCACATGCGATTGATCGCGAAGAAATACGGATTAATCCTGCTGCCATACACAACACGGCCCGTAAAAAATCTGAACGTGCAGAAATGCAGTCGGGTCAACGCCCTGCCGGTTGCGAGTACTGCTGGAAGATCGAAGACATGGGCAGAGATGCTGTCAGCGACCGTGTGTACAAAAGTCGTATCTATTCCCAACAGGACCTTGATCAAGCCTATCGCACACCCAGTGACCGAGACGTCAATCTTAAAACCTTGGAAATTGCGTTTGATCGTACATGCCAGTTTGCCTGTAGTTATTGCAATCCGGCCTTCAGCAGCACCTGGGTAAATGATATTAAAAAACACGGACCCTATCAAGGTCTGGTCAGCGACGGTCGAAATCATTTTACTCATGCTCACGACAATGCTCAATTGTATCGATTTGGTGAGCCCAATCCGTACGTGGACGCATTCTTTGCCTGGTGGGAAAGTGATTTGCATAAAACCTTGCAAGAACTAAGGATCACAGGTGGCGAGCCACTCATGAGCGGAGAGACCTGGAAACTGATCGACTGGTTTCGGTCCAATCCTGGACGCAGCCAGACCCGTTTGGCCATCAACAGCAACCTAGGACATGCGGTAGACGTTGATCGCTTGTTGTCCAGCACGCAAGGACTCGAACTGGACATTTACACCAGCCAAGAAAGCGTAGGCCTGCAGGCCGAATACATCAGAGATGGCCTGGACTATGCAGCCTGGGTTGCAAACATGATGAAATTGATTGAAAGCAAACAGTTGCGAAGTCTGCATGTGATGTGTACTGTCAATGCCCTATGCCTGGACCGGTTACCGGACCTTCTAACTGTGTTCATGCGTTGGAAACACCAGCATGGACGTGACTTTCCTAACTTTACCCTCAACATCTTGCGATTCCCTAGTTTCCAAAGTGCGTTAGTATTGCCCGAGTCCCATCGTCGAGCACACAGTGATCGATTGCGGACCTGGTTGGATCAATGGGGCACCGATGACCTGTTACAAGAACACGAACGCCGGCATGTACAACGGCTAATAGATTACCTGGACACAGTTGACTCTCCGCATGCGCAAGCATTTGATCCACCGTCTTTGTTGAATGATTTCAAACAGTTTTATTCTCAATACGATCAACGTCGCGGAAAAGATTTTGTATCCACATTTCCCAACCTGAGGACCTGGTATGAGTCATTATCAATATAACAGCGCAGATCTAGCTCGACCGGTTGAACTCGACAAACGCGAACAATTCTTGTTGCGAGACAGTAAAACATTCTGCATCTATCCCTGGATACATCTGCACGCCTATCCTACCGGAGAAGCTTATCCTTGTTGTCATGCTGAAATGGGTGTGGGACAAGTGGGCAATTGCCGCACCCATACCCTGGAAGAAATTTATCGATCGCGACCCATGGATCAGTTGCGTGACAACATGCTGAATGAAACACCCTCACTGGCTTGTCAACGTTGCTACGAACAAGAAGAATCTGGATTTTTTAGTGGTAGGAAAAGTGCCAACAAACATCATGGCCATCATATCAAACGTATTGCCGATGACCAATTCCGCATGAGCTATTGGGATGTCAGATTCAGTAACCTGTGCAATCTCAGTTGTAGAAGTTGTGGGCATATATTCAGCAGCAGCTGGTACCAGGATCAGGCTCAATTGGCTGGCGGCGACTGGAAGGAAAAAAACAAAGTTTTAAATTATGCCGGACGTACCGAGACCGACATGTGGAAACAGCTGATACCGCATCTGGATTACGTGGAGCAGATCTATTTTGCTGGCGGTGAGCCACTCATGATGAAAGAACACTACAACATCCTGGACGAGCTGGAACGTAGAGGTCGATTTGATGTGCGCCTGATCTACAATACCAATTTTACTCATACCAGTCTCAAAGATCGCACAGTATTTGATTACTGGCGACGATTTGACAGTGTGGCTGTTGGTGCCAGTCTGGATGCTATGGGTACTCGTGCAGAATATATCAGAAAAGGCACAGTGTGGGACACAGTAGAGCGCAATCGCGAGCAAATGCTTGAAACATGTCCTGATGTAGATTTTTACATCAGCCCCACGCTCAGCATCCTGAATGCCTGGCACTTGCCAGACTTTCATCGTGACTGGGTCAATCGTGGCCTGATTAGACCGCAAGATCTAAATGTAAACATTTTACAAGATCCTGCACATTTACGCATTGACATCGCTCCTGCCTTGTACAAAGCAAAACTGTCTGAAAAATTCAGCGAACATATTGAATGGTTGCGCCCACAGGATCCATTGCAACGAGCCACAACCGGATTTGAAAGTGCCTGGAGATTCATGATGGCCACAGATAATTCCAAGCTGATTCCTACGTTTTGGAACAAGACATTTGAACTGGATCGTGTCAGGAAAGAAAGTGTGTTGTCTGTGATTCCGGAATTGGCTGGGCTAGTATGATAACGCCACATGATCAATTCTGTGTACTACCCTGGGTCAGTTTGGAGACCAGCCCAATTGGTACAGTGAGACCCTGTTGCTTGGCCGAACACGAGTTGGTCGACAATGCCGGAGAAAAATTCAATCTGGCACAGGCCAAATTTACTGCAATACAGGACAGTGACAGCATGCGCAAATTGAGACAGCAGTTTCTGGCCGGTGAACGACCTGACACATGCGGCAAGTGCTGGAGAGAAGAGGATGCTGGTCGTACCAGCAAAAGAATGCACACCTTGGACAGACTCAAGCACATGATTCCTGATCAGGAATGGACCGAGGATGCTAGACCTCTCATGTTTCTGGACCTCAAGTTGGGCAGTATATGTAATCTCAAATGCAGGATCTGTGGGTCATGGAGCTCGAGCACATTCGCCACTGAAGAGCTACAGGCCTTGCCGGTGGACCAACGACGTGGCAGTTTCCATCATAAAATGTTGCGAGCCGGTGCCTGGCCCAGAGAAAATGAATCGTTCTGGGCTGAACTGGATCAGGTGTCGGATCAGATACGTTATATTGAATTTACCGGCGGTGAGCCATTCATGATTCAAGAACATTTTGATCTGTTGCATGATTTGATTGCGCAGGGCATCGCTGGTCAAATTGAGATACATTACAATACCAATGGTACTCAATGGCCCGAGCAAGGCGAAGAGATCTGGCGCTATTTCAAAAAAGTTGAGATAGCATTCAGCATAGACGATGTGGGTGCGCGATTTGAATATCAACGATCAAATGCTGTGTGGATCGAAGTCTGTGCCAACATACAAAAATTCCAGGACATGCGTGATCGGTGTTGTAACATCGAACTTCAGGTGTGTACCACAGTGAATGTGTTCAATGTGTATTATCTGGAAGAAGTGGCCAACTGGATCATGTTGCAAGGATTTGATTTTGTGTATTGGAACATGATGCATGATGCTCCATATTTCAGCATCAGCACCTTGCCCGATTTGGCCAAACAGGCAATCTCGGCACAGTTGAGATCGGCGCAGGTGGACGCTCGCACACGACAAGAATTTGACAATATTGTGGATTTTATGTGTCGTGGAAGCAGTCTAGATGGTTCCCTATTGCGCATGAAAATTGCCGAGCTTGATCGTAGACGCAATCAGCATTTGAAAAATGTACAACCAGAATTGGCCAGGCTGATCGGCTATGAATAAACCAACCATGATTGTACCACCGTCTGCTGGATCTTATGTGCTGTATGATTTCTTGAAATCTCAGTTCGACGTGGTGCAATATGATCCCGACACACAATACGACAAACTGAACTGTTTGGCTCTGGTGGGATTCCGCAACGACCATGACTGGTGGAAACAGTTGTATCAAGACGGGATCAGACTGGTGATTGACAATTTGCACGAACCATACGATCATTACAAAACATTTTTTCCGCCACTGGTGGATAATTTCTATCAACTGAACAATATCAATTGGTTCTGGTATGACGAAGCGTTGTCTGACCGACAGCATTATGGTTACGTTCCGGCCAAGACTTATAAAAAATTGGCCTTGATGCCCATGAATCAACGCAAACAACACCGTACACGCTTGCACGATGCCATGAAACCGTACCTGGCAGACTGCATATACAGTTATGTAGAGTTGGGCATCCGCTTGCCCAATGATTGTGTGGATGATGCTTGTTGGGATCGTTATACAGATCCAGACTGGTACAATGACACCTATTTCAGTTTGGTAGCCGAGGCCAATACCGATAGTGTTCCTTATAGATATCCTGTGCAACCATGGCCTTTCATGACCGAAAAAACCATGAAGCCGTTGTCATATCGTCATCCTTACATGATCTATGGCCAATCTGGTACCTTGGCACATCTGCGTGCGATCGGATTTGAATCTTTTGAAAATCTGTTCAACGAAAGCTACGATCAAATTGGCAATCCAAAATCCAATCAGCCAGATCCAAAACTGTATTGCATAATGGACAATGTAAAAAACTTTGAGCGACGACCCTACGATGCATTGACTCTGGGCAAAATCGAGCACAACTATCATCACTTCTTTGATCGTCAATTGATCAGGCAACGAGTTGATGTCGAAATCGTACAACCATTATTGGACTATGTCAATGGCAAAACCTGACACCCTGTGCATGGCACCTTGGACCCACACCTATCTCAGCCCACAGACCGAGCGAAGAATGTGCTGTGCCAGCCGAGAACCGGCGCAGAGTTTTGAACAGTACATAGACACTGCGACCGGCACCGGCATCTACACTCCGGTCACTCTGGACCAACACTGGAACAGCGATCACATGCGATCGGTGCGCAGACGCATGATGGCAGGCGAGACCTTGCCCGAGTGCGAGGTATGCAACGACCGCTTGCTCAATACCGATGTTTACCGTAGCTATTTCAATCATCTGTTTGGACATAAGTATTTGGAAGCCATGCAGATGACTGACGCTGACGGCCATACACACATGCAACCGGTCAGCTGGGATTATCGTTTTACCAATTTGTGCAATTTCAAATGCCGCATGTGCGGTGACATGTTGTCAAGTGCTTGGGAAAGCGAGCAACGCGAACATGCCATGATAGACTGGACCAATTCCAAGAACGCTTGGATGCGTCCTGAAACCAAGGAGAAGATTACTGCGTTTCAAGACAGCGTGATTGAAGCTGAATTTAGTCAAGCTGTCGAGCAACACCGTGTTGAGGAAATATATTGGGTGGGTGGAGAACCACTCATGTATGAACAACACTGGCGCTACATGCAACGCATAATCGAATTAGGTGACGGTCCCAGAGTCTATGCCAGATACAATACCAATCTCAGCCGATGTCATTATCGCGGCATTGATCTTTTTGACGATATTCTTGCTCATGTTCGAGATTATCAGATCTGTGCAAGCCTGGACGGCACGGCGAAAACAGGCGAGTATATTAGAACAGGCCTCCGATACGATTCATGGCTTGCAAATTTCGCTCGAGCAGTTGACCTCAGACGTCACAGCCGCCAGGTCCGACTTGATTTTACACTCACCTTGCCCGGACTGTTTGAAGTTGAAAACATTGTGCGACTTGCACGCGAACACGACACCGAAATACTAGCCAAAGTGGTTTTCAGCTTTGGACCCGACATCATACTGAGTCCGCTGGCTCTGCCCAGGGCCCTGTTGGATCGAAAATTGTCAGAACTGATACCGGTCACAGACGGAGCCATGCGAGCTGTGCTGGAACAGTTGCAGAATCGTCCCACGTTTGAACAACAATGGCCAGATACCTGGCAGGAATCTCTTGCAAAAGGCAAGCGGCGTGTGCTACAATTAGAACGTATACGTGGCGACAGCTACAACTTGGCAGATATCTTGGGCCAGGATCCTGACATAAGAAAATGGTATGACTCAATCCCCACTTGACTGTATAGAAATAGATCTGGGCCTGCCCGCCGCACAAGAAACAGTTACTCTGTACCTAGATGTGGCCGACAACAGCCTGAGTCGCAAATGGTTGCTAGCTCTTGATCATTTGTTATTGAACAATTATCACCTGGAAAAAAATTACTGCTGGTTTGGATTTGCAGATTCGGCACGTAATGGTCAGTATCTGTGTGATCAGATCAATGCCAGTATTGCGGCTATAAATGCCAGTGGCATAGCATATTCGATACAGGATGTGTTTTATGTAACAGATCTAATAGATGGCAATTTTGAGTTAAATCATGATCGATTGAATCGCTTGCACAGATATTTTGAAGATCTGCAAGGGCAGAGCGGTCGTATCAGCGCATACTATTCAGCAGCTGATGCCAACACACGCTGGCATATCAGACAGTTGAATGGTCTGTGTCATGAATTTGAAAGCTGGGCCTTGAGCTGGAGAAAAAAGCATACCGCCCCTGAGTGGCAAAGACCCAGCCAGCTGATGTGTTGGCTACAGGCACCCAGATTCAAACTGGAATCAGCAGATCTGGAACTGTTTGGTATAGACACCATCAATCGATCGCTGGGCGCAGTGTATGTGGGCGTGAACAAGGCCGTGGGCAAACATCATTGGGAAGTGTTCCAGGATGAAGGACGTGACAGCAGGATAGGCGAATTGACCACGACCACCTTGTCCAGTCAGACCGAAGCTGCCGGAGACTTTGATATCGAATGGGCCAACAATCCTGGCGCCTATGAATGGCAAAAGAAACAGCTGGCTGAGTTTCGTGACTGGTTGATCAGCAACGGACTTGATCCTGAAGATCCTGCACTAACCATTGGTCACCCCCGGGTGGCACAGGTGGATCTGATTCGTAGTTTTGGCACACAAGATTACAGGAAGATTTGGGCAGTATTAAATACGCATCTGAATGTGTCTGCCATACGCACCAGTACAACACAGGCCGAATATCCTTACCATTGGTGGGACATCAACTACAAGGAACTGCAAATACAATGTCTTGGATAAAAAATATTTACAATCGCATACGACTGGAAATACGCTATCGTCGAAAGCTTCGGGAATTGCGCAAACGCGATCCATTTATATACAAATGAAAAAACAATTATTAACAGTGGGCGATAGTTATACCTACGGTGACGAACTGACAGATCGATACCAGGCATGGCCTTACCGTTTGGCAGATAGGTTGACTTACGAAGTACAAAATAAGGGACAATCGGGTATCAGTAACACCAGCATACTGAGACGCACACTAGAGGAATTGGCAATCAACAGTTACGATTTGGTCATTATCGGATGGACCAATCCGGGCAGAATAGAATGGAAAGACGCAATCGGAGTGGCCTACGACATATGGCCCGGAGTGGTTATACCAAATAAATTTACAGAAGATCACCCCTGGCGTACAGATTTGATAACATATATCAATCAGCATCACAGTCCGGAATATCTTTACGAACAATATTTAATACAAGTAATATCGTTACAGTCATATTTTCAAGCACATGATATAAAATATCGCATGATTGATATTGCATACAAAAACTACTATAGACAGGTAGGACAAGAACAACACGATCAACTGTCTCGGTTGATCGACACAGATTATTTTATAGGCTGGGATCAATTTGGCATGAACGAAATTGCCGGTAAATCACGGGCCTATGGCGGGCATCCAACCGATGCAGGGCACCAACAAATAGCAAACAAAATTTATGAACATCTTGGGAATTAGTGCCGGATTCCATGATGCCACGGTATCAGTAATCGACGCACAAGGCAAGATCTTGTTTGCCGGACACAGCGAGCGTTATAGCAAACGCAAAAATGATCCTGACATACATGCTGACCTGATCCAGGACCTGGCCCGCGGCCGACACATTGACCACATAGCCTATTACGAACGACCGTGGCTCAAACAGATTCGACAGTTCTACAGCGGACAAGGCGTTGAGTGGTCAAAACTCACAGCGCGACAGATCATGCGAAAACAACTACAGGGTCATTTTCCGGGCGTTCCTGTCAGCACACATGATCATCATCTCAGTCATGCAGCCGGTGGATTCCAGACCAGCCCATTTGATCGCGCCACTGTGGTCGTGATTGATGCGGTAGGTGAATGGGACACTGCGACCATATGGGCCGCTGACTACGATCGTGGTCGTGCTCGATATCGCAGACTGTGGCGACAACGCTATCCGCGCAGTATAGGACTGTTTTACAGTGCCGTGACTGATCGATTGGGCCTGCACCCCATGGATGAAGAATACATCACCATGGGCATGGCCGCCTGGGGTCAACCCAGATACACAGCCGAGCTGACCAAGTTGACCGATCAAAATCTACATGCAGGTCTGGATCCAAATTTCCTAGAATCGGCCCGAGATGAGGATATTGCCGCCAGTGCGCAACAAGTTTGCGAAAATATGATATATACGATCATGCGTCAAGCTCAAGCGTTTGGGTGGAGTTCAAATTTGGTATATTCGGGCGGTGTTGCCCTCAACTGTTTGGCCAATAGGAGATTGGATGAGTACTTTGAAAAGATTTGGATCATGCCTTGTCCTGGCGATGGTGGTAGCAGTCTTGGTGCAGCAGCCTTGGCCCACCGAGGAAGAATCCAATTTGAACATGCATACCTGGGTCACATCATTGACGGCCAGTATCCTGTTGATGCCGTTGTCCACAGTCTACTGGTTGATAGACTCTGTGGTGTTGCATCTGGAGCGGCAGAATTTGGGCCGCGGGCACTGGGCAACCGAAGTCTCCTCGCGGATCCACGAGGAACGGACATAAAAGATCTGGTCAATGCCATCAAGCGTAGACAACAATTCCGCCCGTTTGCTCCGATTATTTTGGCCGAACATGTTGATAGTTATTTTGACATGCCCCAAGGCTGGGTAGATACCGGTTACATGCAGGTCGTGGCACGATGCCTACGTCCTGATCTTTATCCTGCCATTGTCCACCGTGATGGAACCAGTCGTGTTCAAACTGTGCCCCCGGGAAATTCGGGCATTAGACGACTGTTAGAAGCTTGGTATAAAGCAACCGATTGTCCTCTGCTACTCAACACTAGCCTTAATATACGAGGCGAACCCATGGTCAATGATCGAGCAGATGCTGATCGATTTGAACGCCTGTACAGGATAAAAGTTTACAGCTGAGCTCATGCAAGCGATCGTATTTGCTTGACACAAACAAGGCTTGATTGTGCAAGATATCTGGCAAGCACTGTTGATACCATGCGTGTAGATCAAGACTCAGCAGGTGTTGCACAGTATTCATGGTCCGGATGAATCTTTCTGTATTGTGGTTTTCTGCATCGTACGAGTTATCTAGGTATGTGTCAAAGGTCCTATAGCCCAATTTTCGCAAGATAGCCAAAGTGCCTGGACAACCAAATATCACAAAAGGATGCGCATTCAATATGGCCTTGAATGTTTTTTCAGTTATAAAAGCGCCACCGCTTTGCTCGGCATCGTACAGAGTTTCCATCACAAAACTGCAATAGCTGTCGGAATAAAGATATTCGGCCAAGACCCAATGGCTGTTGTGTTCTTCGGCAGTGAGATCATCACACCGATAAGGACCACCGGATAAAAACTCTTGCATGCGAGATTCCAGGCCAGCGAAACGACTCAGCTGTATCGGGTTATCTTCGAATCGATCACCTATAGTGACATCACCGTAGCTCCAGTAGGCCTGTGACAGCAATCCCCGCTGGTGGAATAGACTGACTATGGTGGCACGCCACCATTTGTGGATACGACTCAGCATGGTGAACTGTCTGCCACGTGGCTGATCGTGTGCCTGGGCTCGTGGACGGTCGTGCCCGTTCCAGCGCACACCGTTGCGCCAGTAGAACAATTCGTGGTCTGGAAAATATACAAAACGATCCATGCTGTCTGCTTGAGTATTACCTGATACAAATCGATAAGAATCCACACTTAACCCGTGCATGGCACATAGGTTATCCAATCGCTCACGTTCTCGAAAAGGATTGTCGCCTTCGTGATAGTAAAACAATATTTTCAACCGGCCAGCCTGTATGTGGGCCATGGTAGAGGACGGAATCATGGCAAAATAATCGATTGAATAATCAAACCAGGCCAAACCAACTGGATAAAATGCATCGGGCGGTAACGGCTCGTCCGTATAGCCGACAGCACACGGATACCCATGATCGGCACAGTACAACAACAACCGACAAGGTGCTATACGTGGGTAAGTGTCGCCCATGCCGTGATAGGTATCGTGTGGGTTATCCATCATGGGTGCCAGATTGGGATATGGGCGGCTGTCGTTGCGCCGATCAAAAACAAAATTAAACACTCATGGACTCCAGCATCGCAGTAAGTTCTTGCCACAACACCGATTCAAATCCGCCTTGATAAAAATGTTGGTAGTTGTGTTCTATGATAGGACGGGCTTGATCGAACAGGGCTTGTTTTTGGGTCACAGTCATGCAATCCAACTGTTCCAACAGGTCGGCGATTCGTTCAACACGTCGCACATCATCAGTTTCAAGATCATAGCTTTCGTCCCAGAGATCTCCAAATGTTTTGAATCCGTAACTGCGCAGATGACGCAGGCTGCCGGCTGTGCCAACTATGATAAATGGCATACGCATGCAAATGGGTTTGAAAGATTTTTCAGTCAGGTGCAATCTACGACCGGTAGCTACTGTTTCTGTGACCAGATACAACAAGCTGTCGGCACTTTCTTCAAACAGAGTCAACCAGCACGAAGTCATGGGTGCATCGGTTTCGTTGGGAAAAGCAATGGGAAATGTTTGTTCAGCAAACACAGTCTCTATGTCTGGATATATGTTGGAAAATTGGCGCACCATGTCGTGTACACTGACATGTTCGTCTGGACACACTGCCGGACAACTGAACCAGTTGTTGGTCATGCCACGCTTGAAAATGTGATACAGCATGAGCAGGCGGTGGCGACGGGTGCCGCCAATTATGCGATTGGGCGACAGGAATGTTCGAGTGATGGTACGTTGTTCTGGTGGCGTTATCAAGAATGTGCGGTCGTAGCCACGGTACCAGTCCAAGCTAGCCCATCCCCAAAAGAAATAGTAATAGCTGGTCCATCTATATAACTTGCACACCTCGGCCACACTGTCACTGTCTTTTTCGCTGGTGACTATGGATCCAACAGGTACTTGAGAACGACGGTGTATGTCTCGGCTCCTACCTCGCTGTACTTCATCAAAGGTGGCACTGTGTATATCCAAATCAATTGGTTGCACATCAAAAAATAATGTATAATTAAGTTCGTATATGTCGGTCCGACCATAATTAATCACACTGCTCGGATCACTTCGTCCAAATGGAGTGCAACAAAAAACTCGCATGCCAGGTCGATTTTGTTTTAACCAAGGCCAAACAGTATTGTTATAAATCTCGTCTATTCTAATCATTATGTTTGATGTATTCTATTCCGGTGTTAAACCAAATCTGTTTGTGCATGAGCGGGCAACCCATGATCTTGAGCATGCCAGGCAATTGAGCAGGACCAGATATTTTTGGTGGATAAATTATTTAAGCGACTACACTGGGTTCGATTTTTTATTTGAACCAGTGCCGTGGGAAAGCCAATACACTCACACCTGGCCCAGTCAGCACCATGCGTTCTCGGGCACCTATCTGGTACCCACACATGTACAACAGGTTGAGTACAAATTCCATACCAAAATCATACCCAATCAGTCTAGGCCAGACCACTTCCACAACATAATATCAGGTGTGCAGTTTGACTGTACCTGGCATCCGCATCCGCATGACCCGCCTTATCAATACGTGTTTGGCAATCAATGGTGGCCAGCCAATCGCATGCCCACTGTGGAATATCATGTGCCTGGTGCTACCGAGCGCAAATACATTTTTGACCCATGTGCTCGATTGCCCGAACGTCACACCAATCACTGGCATACTCTGCACGACTGCGAATGGGACTACAGCTGGGTACCCGATCCAGGAGACCCGCCCTTGATCTATGTGTTTGGCAATCAGTGGTGGCCGGCAGTCACAATGCCCACTGTGGAATATCATGTGCCCGGTGCTACCAAGCGCAAGTACATGAATCATCCACGGGCTCAATTGATACCAGATCAGGTCAAATGGACCATACCGGATGGAGTCGACACCGACTCGTTCGATTTCACCTGGTGTCCCGATCCAGGAGACCCGCCCTACATCTATCAGTTTGGTACACAGCATCAAAGGACCGGTGGTCCTAGGTATGTGATGCCAGACGCTGACACAATCAAGTATGTGTCTCGGCCTCGGGTTGCCAAGATTTCAGTTGATCAGGACAAATGGACCATACCCGACGGAGTCGACACCGACTCATTTGATTTTACCTGGCATCCAGATGACACAGATGACCCCTACATCTATCAGTTTGGTACGCAACATCAAAGGACCGGTGGTCCTAGGTATGTGATGCCAGACGCCACCGAAATCAAGTTTGTGGATCAGATACGCATACGTACCGAACGTGTGGCCACTGCCATCTACGAAATAGATCACCTGGACGGTCATGCTGGACAGATTCCAGATACCACAAAGACAGTGCGCTATTTTGACAATTATCTAGACACCCTGTTGCGACTGGCACGAAATATACAACACCAACATGAATTTGTGTGGATCTGTTCCAGCATCTGCGACTATCGGGACTTTGATTTTTCCTGGCATCCTGAACAATGGCAAGCCTCCATGTTGCATGTGTTTGCCAGCGATGATCAAAAGTTTGGAGACACGTTTTTCATGCATGTGCCCAGCTTTGTGGATCGTGCCCAGAACTGCCAGCTGCTGGAATGGTACGATGTGAATTTTGTTGATCGATCTGTGCCACGACGAGCCATGCCTGTAATCGTGCATGATCTGGATTCGCATGTGCCAGCAGTCAAAACACAGGATTGGCTAGGCCCGTTGGCCCTGTTCACAGTGGCTGACACGCCCGATCGAATACCGGTTGTACCATTATGGCGCAGTGAAACCAAAACCATAGTACCGCTGTCGGCCGGTGCCGGTGCAGTCGTAGTGCCTAGAGTGGCCAAGGCCAGCATACGCACGCAGTTGTACGATTACAAGCACATAGACCGCTCACAGCGCGGCGTATGCCAGGATCACCCACTAGACATAGTGTTCATTGACAACGGCGAACCCAACGCAGAAGAAAATTGGAAATATCTTGGCGACTGCCATATGTTTACCAACCAACGCATAGAACGTAGTAGCGGAGTTAATGGGCGTGTGGCTGCTTACCATGCAGCAGCCCGACTCAGTGCGACACCTTGGTTCTTTGCGGTATTTGCCAAATTGCGTGTTAATAAGAATTTTGATTGGTCGTGGCAACCGGACCGTATGCAGATGCCCAAACACTATATCTTCCAGGCATTCAATCCAACAAATGGATTGACTTATGGTCACCAGGCCATGATTGCCTACAACAAGCAATTGGTGTTAGACAATCCTGGAGTGGGTTTAGACTTTACACTAGACTCGGCACACGAAGTTGTGCCAATACTGTCAGGCACAGCCGAATATGCCCATACGCCCTGGATGGCATGGCGTACGGCGTTTCGTGAAGCGTTGAAACTAAAAGGCAGTGATGATGTAGAAAGTCAATATCGACTCAATCGTTGGTGTGCCAACGGCACAGGAGTCAATGCTCAGTGGAGCAGTTTGGGTGCTCAAGATGCTGTGGAATACTATGAGGAAGTTGGTGGGAATTTTGACGAGCTTCGTAAAAGCTACGACTGGGCCTGGTTGGCTAGTTATGCTTTGTTGAAGCGTAATTTAACACAGTATCAATAATGTATTCCACTTCCAAGTCGGCAAGCTCAGGATAAAGCGGTAGGCTCACACATCTGCGTGCCAGGCTTGATGCTGCACTCAAGATATCAGGACCAGTGAAGTCTCGGTAAGCTGACATTTCATGTACTGGTGTTTGGTAGTGTATTTTGGTTTCAATCTTGTGGGTTTCCAGATACTGTCGCAATTGATCTCGTTGATCCAGTTCGATCACAAACTTGTGGTAAGCATGCGTGGCAAAGTTGCCCTTGTCAATCAGGCTGCGTATGCCCGAGCGTTCCAGACGTTCCATCCAGTATCGCGCAATCACAGCTCTACGCTGTTGCCAGGCATCAATGTATCGTGTCTTGACCATCATCTGCGCACAGTCTACCTCGCTCATTCTGCTGTTGGTACCCGGCACACTGTGATCAGGTTTGCCGTTGTTGCGCCAGGACCTGGCATAGTGCATGATATCCAGACTGTTGGTCACTATGGCTCCACCGTTGCCGTAACAGTTGAGATTCTTCATGGGATCAAAACTGATGGCAGCTGCCAAGCCCACCCGACGTGAGTCGGCGCTGAGCCAATGCTGTGCCGCATCTTCAAACACCACTGTGGTCTTGGATCCAGCGTTATCGGGCAGAGCCATGCCGTACAGTCCAACCAAGACCTCTACATGGCAATCAAGACCTGGATCCAGTTTTCTGTAGTCGGCTTGTCCGTGCCCGTCAGTGTCCAACAACACTACCTCGTAGCCAGCCCGTGCAAATGCATTGGCTGTGGCCACATAGGTCATGGTAGGTATCAAGACACGTGGCGGATCAAACATCAAATTGCGCTCTAGATTCCAAGCAGCCAAAATTTCCAAGGCCTGTGTGCCCGAGTGGCAGGTCACTGCATATTTGACATGGTTGCGACGGGCCAGCCAGTTTTCAAATTCGGCTGTGTAGTTGCTGTCCATGAGAGATCCCGATCTTAGAACTTCGTCGGTCACATCCAGGATTTCAGTGCGTATCTGGTTGTATTGTTTTTTGATTCCGGTGAACGAAATCGTCAAGCCAGTGTAGGTAATTTTCAAATCCTTGTTCGATATCAATACATGGTGCGAAACCAAATACCACCTGGGCCCGTGCTGTATTTAACTGACCGCGACTGGGGAAACTGTTGTCGCGATTGTTGACCTGTATGCGCCCCGATCCAACCAGTTGTATGATCAGTTCGGCTGCTTCCAACAAGCTACGGCTGCGACCTCTAGTGATGTTGTAAACTCCAGTACGATTGCTGATTGTGGCCTGCACTATGCCTCGAGCTGCATCGTCCACGTGGGTAAAATCCAATGCATCTTGAGCACCGTTGACCTGTAATACCTGATCTCGCATGGCTGCCAGCATGAATCGGCTGATCACTCGATCTTCGACATCTCTGGGTCCATACACAGCACTGGGTCTCAGTATCATGGATTGGATGCCGGTGCGTTTGGCATAGTCCTGTACCAACCATTCGCCGGCCAGTTTCATGATTCCATACTGTCCTATGGGATGAGTCACATGATCTTCGGAAATGCCGGCCGGTGAAGCATGGTCAAAGTTGCCATACACCATACTGCTACTGATATAAACAAACTTATTGACTTTGTGCTCGACCGATAGTTCAAGCAAATTAAGTAATCCTTCGATCATGGTTTTGCTGCCCAATGTAGGATTGGCGTTGACTACTTTTTGTCTAGGAAAGCTGGCCAAGTGTATGACTGTGTCGGGCTTGAACAACTCAAATGCCAGTCGAGCCGTTGGATCAGCCACATCGCAAAAGTATATGCTGTTGGTCTTAATTTTATGTTTGCGCTCACGCACAAGTGCAGATAACTCATCCTGGGCTATAATGCCGTAGTCAGTTTCGTTGTCCATGATGGCAACTGTGTGTCCCTGCTGTTCCAGCAGTTCGACCACATGGTGCCCAATAAAGCCCAGTCCCCCGGTTACCAGTATGTTCATCGTCCCCACTTGAGTTTGAGATAGGTCACATCTTGATCATGCAATTTGCCCCAGATGGCCACTCGGTAACCCAGCGTGGCCGGATCTGGTTCGCAATAGAATGTGGGTTGGTCTTGCACATGTTCCATCACCCACTTTCCGTGGTCGGTCTGTTGCCATTCGCTGATGGGAAAGGCTGCATACAGATAAGGATCTTCCACATCGCTCATGCTAAATTTGTGTAATAGTGTGTTCTGCATACTGATAGTATAGCAGAGTTGTCAGTGATCTGCGACCAGATCCGACAACATAGGAAAGATTGCCGCGATGACCTCGGCACAGGCCACAGCCACCTGCTGGTGTTCCAGCTGAGTGCCATTGGCGCTGCGCAGTTCAATAAAATGTATCCAGCTGCGTAGTGTGCCATTCATGTACAAGCGACTTTCGGTCAGTCCTTCGGGCAACACAGCACGGGCCTGTTCCTTGGCTATGCCACGAGCCACAGCTTCTTGATAGATTGCACGACTGTGTTCGATCACGAACTTTTGTTTGGCATCCCACCAGGCTTGCAGTTCCACATCATCGGTCACGATGCTGTTCTGTCGATTCTTGGTGTCTTGCAGTCGAGCCTGTCGTGTCACAAAGGCCAGATCCTGGGTAGGATCGGCATAGCGTTGACTGAACTCCTGGAAGCTGAAACTGCGGTGTCGCAACATCTGACGGGCAATGTCTCGAGTGGTCGTGATCTCCAAACAGGCCGAAACCATCTCCAATGGACTCCAGTGCTGATTGCGAACCAGATACTTGATCAGTCGTTGGCTGGTTTCTGTGTTGAGCTGATTGGCCGGATTGCTTACACGAGCACAAAAAGCCACCAGTTCTTGCATGTCAGCGAGACCCAGGTCTGCACAGTCAACAGTGGGCTGGCTGTGCGATATCAAACGTACTTTCAAAGGCGCCCCAACAGCTTGTCAGTTTCAGGTTGTATTATGCGGGCCACGGCTGAAATATCAACCACGAAATCTAGGTCGACCACGATGGGATCCATTTCGCTCAGGTTCCGGGTGATAAAGGCTTCAATTTCCTCTATGCTGAGTCCCTGTTTGGCCAAGGTCTGCAGATTGATAGTCTTTTGCTTGCCACCGGCCAGCTTGATCACGACTTTTTTTATGCACTCCAACGGGATGTCAGTCTTGTTGACATCGCGTATGATCATTTCCCATTGGCGTAGTGCTTCTTCGTTATTGAGTTGCATTGGCTGTCACAGTCTTGGCCTTGCGACCACGTTTGGCCGCAGGCGCGGTTTCGGTGACTGTTACTGTAGCCGTCTTGGCTGGTCGTGCCTTGGCTGAAACTGTGGGATCCATTTTTTCAGCATCCTTTTTCATCCTGGCAGCTTCGGCCACCATGGCCTTGGCTTCGACCTCCATGCGCTTGGCCTGGGCCAACATGTTGGCCGCGATGTCTCTATCGCTCAAGGCCGAATCGCTTGTGGCAATGAACGGTTGAGTGATCTGTTCTGTAGCAGTCTTCTGTGACTGTGATTTTTTGTATTCGGCTTCGGCTGCACGCTTGACTTCGGGTGCTACCATGCCACGGCTGGCATCATTCTTGGCCATACGCTTGATAGCATCTTCGCCCTGTTTCATTTCGTTCAACATCTTGTTGAGTTCGTCCAGTCTGATACTGCTGGCCTGGTTGGGAGTCATGATGATGTCGGAGCAACGCACTTTCTTGATCATTCGCTCCTGATGCAGGGTCTCCAGGATAGGGCGACCGTCTGGCAGGTAGCTGCGATGCAAGGCATCGGCAAACTCCTCGCCCTGTTGGGCCATGTCGCTTTCCAGCACTTTTTGTATGGCATCCTGCCAGTGTGCATGTGTGGTGTCTGGGTATATGATCAAACACATGTGGTCTTCACCGGGTACCTGTCTGAACAACACGCAGACCCTGCGGTCTTGATGCTTGCCTACGAATTTGGTAAATGCCATGTGTTATTCTCCTTGGGGTGGTTGATTGGTTGTGTCGGCTGGCTGTTGTGCCTGTGCTGTGGCTATCACAGTGTCTAGAAAGTTCTTGAGCTTGAGATACACAGCGCCGATTTCGTAAAGCTCTTCGCCGCGGAATGCACCGCGACTGGTGGCCAGATCAATGATATTTTTGATAGTATCAAGATCGGCGATTGAGATTTGTTGAGTTGTATTTTCCATATAGATATTTAACGGAGAAATCGATCTCCGAGATCTTTTTTGCCAGGTTTTGTGCCCAATTTGGCAAAATTGCTAGTGCGTGGCCACATGCAGTTCGCATTCGACTCGCCAGTTGGTAAATTGGCTGTGTGGGTCTACCGGCGCACCCTGTGCCACTGCTTCGCGTACAAAGTGCATGAGCAAGGCGTTGTACAACTCGTCGGGCATGGTTTCACGTTCAAACTTTATCTTCATTTTTTCTTTCTGTTTTCAAAAGGTCCCACATCAGGGTTGGATCTGTGCGAGGCACCACAGCAATGGGTCGGATCCAACCACGCTCCAGTGCCTGCGCTATGATGATAGCATAAGAGTGTGGACATTCACCGTCGATTTCTATACTGGCACGATTGGTCATGATCAGGTCGTTGTGCATTTGGAAACTGACGTCACCGGGCCCAATGCGTACCCAGGGATCCTGGTTGATAACAACATTGGTCATATCGCCACTATCTCCATCGAGCCCATACCGTTTTCTTCTAACTGTCTCTTGTAGGTTTCGAACACATCACTGGTATAGGCGCTCATGCCTTCGGCACCTTTGTAGCACTTATAGACCGAACCAGATGATCCAACCACATCATAGTAGTCACCTTGATCGATAACCTTTTCTATACCCGAGTTCATCCTCCAGCTGTCTGAACCGGCATATCCGCCGTACCACGATGCCAGGACCTTGCGTATGCGCCCGTGTTTGGCACTGTTGATTTCTACTACGACCCAACGGTCTGGTGTATATTCGCTCATCGCTGTCTCCGGTTCAATTCAATATGAAAATAGCAGATGCTACACCCAACCCTATACTTAAACCAATCGGACTGGTGGCAAACAGTATCTGAATTAGATTGTTCACAGCCGCACCTGTCCAAACTGCCGAAGCATAACGCTTGATATCTTTTGCTTGTTGGTCGGGAACAGCACCTGATTCGGTCACTGCAAATACAGCTACCTTACCTAGCACAGCGCCTGCAAGACCAAGCGGATTCAGTTCAGTGGCACCATGTGCCAGGGCTATGGCAGTGGTGGCAGTGTCAGCCACTACGGCTTCGGTCATGGTGGGAGGTCTGACTCCTGTGGTACTGCATGCAGTCAAAGTGACCAGTGCCAGTGCAATCAATATGTTTTTCATGATACCTCTGTTTTTGTGATGTGTACAACACAGGCCGGAGTCATAGCAGGCTCCGCCCAGTTACGCAGAGCACCCGAGTTAACTCGGCTGGCATTGCCTTCAACCGGACCCGCCAAGGCGCCACGCTGGACTGCGTTGTAGTAGATGCTGTTGTGTCCTGGATATACGGACCAATTTGGATACCAAAAGTTTACAGGATTAATCTTCATAGTATTATTATAACAGATTTTTTATTCTCGGTCAAACCAGGTGTCAAAGTGTTTTTCTAGCAATTCAGCGGCATCGTCGTAGCCGTTGGATCGTAGCTCACGGGCACATTCTTGTACTACACCAAACCCATAACGCACACTCTGCTGGTGCCATAATGGACTATGATGTATACCAAAGTGTGTGTCGTTGGCTATTTGATTTATTTTCTTGTTGCTCTTCATAGGTCAACTCCAAAAAATTCCTTACGAAGTTTTCGTTCTTCATCGAGATCAATACGATCAATACCTACATTAAAACGATGGCGAATTTTACTCCAGCGTAATCTCACTTGCCATGATCCTAGCCTTAGTATCCCACCTATACTATGGGTGCTACCGAGTGGATACAAGTTTAAACCTTGACGATATCTGCAGAAATCATCTTTCATAATATAGATCATTTGTTAACTCCGAACTGTTGTCGAATCAAATCCCATGCTTGTCCTCTGCTGATCATGTCTCGCAACATTGGACGCAATGCCACACCACATTCTCGCACAATCAGGTCGGCGAATTGATCCAATTCAGCATCAGTAAATACCCAAACAGGAGACGCTATGTTTTCTACAATACATTCCAATGCCAAATCTCTAATTCGTTCGTTCATTGTTCACTCGCTTTCTAAAGGTACATCACGCCATTCACCGCCCTCAATAGGGATCCAACTAGAATTGTCTGATAATATTTGATAATTCCACCACTGTTGAAGTATTTTTACTTTGTAACCTGCCTCAACATCATGGATAGGGATTACTCTTTCAACAAAACGTAATCTATTTGTTGGTGCAATTGTTCTCATTTCTCATTCGCTTCACTTAAAGTTTTTACTATCTCAGACCATTTAGCATATTCTTCATGGTATCCATGGTTTTTTTGAGTGACTTCATCAGCACATCCACCCCATCCAAGTGCGTCTAAAACTGCTTCAGCATATTCAAGTCGTGTTGCCTTTAATTGTTTAATTTCACTTTTCAAAATCAAAACACAGGTGGCACATTCTGCATTACAGCCTGGTTCAATAGAATCTCCACAACTACAATATACTCTTTTATTCTCACTCATTCTTCACTCGCTTTCTTTAACTGTCCAATATCTGACTGTAAATTGTTTGCGTCAATAATTTGTTTAATTAATTCTATACTATCTGATTGTCCACGGTAGTAATCATCACGTTTTCCTCTACTCATATGGTCTTGTATAGTATCAACACATTCTTGAATAATCAACTCAGCGAACTGTTCAACATCGAGATCTAATGTTCCGTAGTCGGTCCATCCACTTCGTTGCATTACATCTGCCCCGGCTTGCCTGGCAAGTTCTTTGATCTTCTCGTTTATCAGAATGGCAAGTCCTCTTCGGTATCGTGCGTGTCTTTCAGCGTCTGCATCAACCCTTGGTTACGCATATCCTGTTCCTTCCTGGCACGTTTTTCATCATCGCTGAGATTGATCAATTGGTCATACATTCTGGCCCAATGCACTCCCTTGACCCAACATTCCAGATCTTCTAGAGTGCCAGTGAACAACGCAGCGGATTGACTGTACCCAGGCAAGCGGTCGTCCTCCTTGGCCACAACCTTTATTCGATCATTATGATTGGCTGAGATAAGTTTGCAACCCAATCGATCTATCTTGTCTTCCAATATCCTAATTCGATCAATGATGCCCCATCCGCTCATGCTATTTTCCCCAGTTTTTGATAGATCAACTGATCCAGTTCGGACTGATAGGGCAACCCCATTCGGCGCCGTTCATAGATTGTGGTCAGCAATTCGAGGCCCTCGATGGGCAACTCCAACAGGTTGCGATGTCGCATTTCTTCAATGATATCCTCGTCATCCACGTCTTCCAAGTCAATGTCAACGTCGATTTCTTTGTAAACTGTGGTGATCCTGGTCATTTGCCTGCTCTCAAGTCGTTGTAAAAGTTGCGGAGATTTGGAGGTAACCGGTCCTCGGGGTACACACTGAAACGATGTAGTACGATGGCACGCACAGCATCTTTATGATCCCGATCCGCATTGACGTAATCCATTTGGAGATTTTCCAAATCACGGATCATTCCATCGTTGTACTGCTCGCTTTGTTTGAACACTTCGTTGTCCACAGCACGATATCGAGGCGCAAAGTATTGATAAGACCAAAAGCTACCAAACATAGCGACAATAACAAATGCGATCCATCCTACCACAACAGCTGAAATTTCTTTAAACATATCGACCTTTCTTGTAAAATTATTGTAATGCGATTGGGCTTACGATAATACGTGGCTCAACATAAATTGGTTTGGCTTTGCCGTCTTTGTGATCCACACACAGGACCCAAGTACCTTCAGCTGACGCTGGGCTATACAATCCGTTTGGATCGGCTTGTGGCAATGTACCATATCCGTGTGCATCACTGTAGACACGCTGTGGATTGGTGTACTGTGTGGCATAAGGCAAGCCATAGCCAACTGAGTCACACAATTTGGTCAATTGGTTATTCATACCAACCAGGTAAGTTGTAGTAGGAACACTACGGTCACGCAGTTCAAGAATATCTTTGAACATGCGCTTTTCAGCAAAGTTAGTGATTGCCGGCATACCAACTGACTGTACAGCCTGTAGGCTCATTTCTTCCTGCTTACGGCGCTCGATCTGAGTTGAACTTTCTGATTGTGGGCCACAGGCTGTTAGACCTAGCGTGCTTGCTGCTACTGCCAATAATAGTCGTTTCATTTAGATTCCTTATTAATTAATTGTTGTTGGATTCGTTGGTTGATTTTGTTATTTCTTCATAACAAGGTACACATACTGTATTATTGTCGCCTGGTCCACCCATACCTGATATCGGATCTCGGCATTTTCCGCAAAGCATCATAGCCGCCGTAGTAATAAAACCTGTTTTTTGAATAATTGGTTCCCAAACATCTTTTGCAATTTTGCGATACCCTAAAATCTCATCAGTCATTCTTCAACTCCAAAATGTTGTTTAATCTGTTGTGCCATATTCCAATACTCTGGTCTAATACCTGTTTGGCTGGGAGCAAAATCAACCCAGTCTGTTCCTTTTGATATAATCTGCTCAGCACATTCTTGAACTATCAACTGGGCGAACCGTTCTAATTCTTCATCAGTGCCGATCCATACGGTGCCCGAGCAATCTCTGGTCGTCTGTCATAATCTATCCCAGCCTGTTCAGCAAGTGGTCGAATTCGTTCGTTCATTTCTTTTCCTTTCATTGTTTCTCTCCAAAATGTTCTTTAATTTTTGCCATTAGGTTAATAATCTCGCCCTTCTTGCCCACCCTGATACCTATGTCACGGGGGCTTTCGTCTGCAACGGCGGGTTCATTATTTAAATCATACCATTGTTGTTGTAGCAATTTGATATGCTCTCTAACAATCAACTCGGCTAATTTGTTGGCACGGGCTGCCATTTCAGGTGCCGCATAACCGGCTTGAAGCATGAGTTCTTTAATCTTCTCGTTCATTTCAATATTTCCATAATCGTTATAATGCTGTGTAAACTAAAATACAATGCTAAAGCCCAAAAAATACTCGACCGATACCAAGGCACATATTCAATATTCAACAGCTGACACACTTCTCGTTCATTCATTTTGCTTACATCAATGTAATGCACTTTTATTCCATTCATTATTCAACTCCAAAAAGTGATCTAATATCTTGAGCACAATGCCTAGGTTCTGTTGCAGGAATATCTTGATACCTATCACACAAGTTGGCACATTCCCGAACAATCAACTCAGCGAACTTTTCTTTATTGAAATTATCATAACTTACTCCCCACTTATGTTCTTCGATAGTAGTGGCTTGCTTAACAAGTTCTCGAATTCGTTCGTTCATTCTTTAACTCCGAAATGTTGTTTAATCGTAGCAGAACATTCTCGCAACAATTCTGATTCGTGGACATATCTACTGACTTCAATCTTGTTTTCTACAATACCAGCACATTCCCTAACAATCAACTCGGCGAACTTTTCTTCATTCAATACATAAATGTAATGACTTTCACCTTCTCTGGCACGGTAATCAAATTTCTTTTCTCTAGCCTGTTCAGCAAGTAGTTTAATTTGTTCGTTCATTCTTTTAATCCTTACATATAATAAGGTTTGGGACTACGATACACTTCAACAGTATCTAACATATTCTTGGCACGTTCAATTGCCAATTCTTTTGCTCTTTCATCAGGAAGATGCTCAGACACTCTATAACATTCCGCAAATTTCCAAAACAGAAAATTCTTATATTGTACGTTATATTCTTTCAAGTGTGCGTCATACACAACTCGTGTTTGTAAAAATAGTTTTTTCATTCTTCAACTCCAATATATCTTGAATACCCGTTGTAATTTATTATAACGCATATACAACACAGAGTCAAACAACTTAAACACAAATCCAAATTGATTGCTGGCTAATGGATAAAAGTTAAACCCTGTGCGAACTTGGCCGCCTTCATCTCTAATGTGTATCATTCTTCAACTCCGAAATGTTCTTTAATCTCGTCAATAATATCATTCACATCATTGGGTGGATAGCCAGGAAAGTTCGCACGGTCTTGAGCAATGTCGATACATTCTCTCACAATCAACTCAGCGAACTTTGTATCATAAGATTCCGAATACACTTTCAATGCTTGTTCTTTATCTGTGATTTTAATCATAGCATCAAGAGCATGTTTTTTAGCCTGTCTAGCAAGTTCTCGAATTCGTTTGTTCATTCTGCTGTCTCGTAGGTTTGTTCAAAGATATCCGCCTTACAGGCATAAAATTCGCCTTGCACACCTTTAATGATCCAATCACCTTCAGTTGCGATATGTTGTACCTTCAAATGGATACCATCTTCAAGTGTACCTATCTCTGCTTCGCCTTTGGCGCCTGGGTGACGTTGTTTGCTGAACTTGCCTAATGCACTACCACAAAATTGTTGAAGCTCATGGATACCACGCTCGCTGTATTCAAATTGAACAGCTTCGATTACTACTGGTTTCTTTCTAAATTTCATTTGCCAACTCCTTATTGCTTACTATACTACTATTATAACAAAAATTTCATTTCTGGTCAAATCAGAGTATGGTAGAAAAACAACACTATTCCGCAACTCCGAAATGTTCATACACCTGTATTCTAATACTAGTATTGTGATGAATAGCATCCATAGTTTCTAATACACATTCCCGAACAATCGAATCGACGAATTTTTTCAATTCATCTTCTGCAAATTTGATAAAGTTCGTACTTCCAGCGAATCCTTCATAAAATTCTCCGCCAGCCTGTTCGGCAAGTTTT